ATAATAATAATATAATATATATATAATATAATATATATATAATATATAAAATATAAATAGAAAAAAACAATTTTAAAACCTGTAACCTTTGTGGTTGTAGTGTTGTAGCTATTCAATATAAAAAAGTAAAAAAAATTAAAATTTACTATAAAAACCTTGTAAGTCTTGTGGCTGTAAGAGTGCAGAGTTTTAATGTAAAATAACAAAAACGCTAGAAGCCTTGTGACACAAGGGTTACAGAAGATTTTTGTGTAGTTTGACAATACTAGAAATGTGTAGTATAATGACGGTGTCAAGTGAGAAGAAGATACTAAAACACTTGATATAAGTACATTAAAAAATAAAATAAAAAACTTTTGGGAAAAGTATTGATATATTACTAGAAGTGTAGTAATATAATAGTATACTAAACAAAGAAGAGGTGTCAAGGATAATGGTTATTAGAAAAGTAGAAAAGCTCTTGGCACTGTACTTTTTAAGATTTAGTTATCTTTTATACTATATGGTGTATTATTAAGTAATACTAAATACTAATTGGAAGTTATGTAGTAGGACGCAGTCTTTAGCTAATAGACTATAAAGAAGCAACGTTTCCTGTGAAACGTTAGTACTTTGAAAATTACAAACGGTTGCTAGTTAAGCGGTTCAATAGTTCGCAAGTGTAGTGATACAAGCGAACAATCGGCAAGAACTCTGTAAAAGTCCACGCGTGAGGTGGACGCATTTACTAGAATACAACGCAGTGGGTTATACTTTTATAGTATAATTGTACCCTATAAAACTAGGGTAGAACTATGCTATAAAATAGCATAAAATAAAAAAATAGGAGTGATTTAAAATGGAAAAATTTACACTATACTTAGGTCTAAATGATAAAGACACTAAAAAGCAAGAAATCAATACAATAGAAGCTTATAAAATAGTTAATAATGTAGTTAACAATTATTGTGACGGTGCTACAATTTACGAATGTCAAGGAATTTATAAACACGACAATGGAGAAATTGTATTCGAGAAAACATTAAAAATTGAGTTGATGTTTGTTGATAGACTAACAGTTGTTAGTTTAGTTAAAGACTTGAAAGAAATATTTAATCAGGAAAGCATTGTGTTACAAAAGGAAATAGTAGAAAGTGAGTTGATATAATATGGATTATTGTTATTTATTAGATGTGATGTTATGCGGTTTGGTAGTAATTGCAGAACTTTTTGGGGCTGTTATATTAGCATTAACAGTTCAACTTTTATTTTTGAAATTGTTTAAAATTAACTTATATAAACTGATAAACAAAAAATTGAATAAGTTAGACAAGAAATTGAATAAATATTTTAATTAAAAAAGGGGGAATTATTATGAAGATTAAAGAATTAGATACAGTTGGAATAATTATGGAATTAGAGGGCGGAGAATTGATACTTGAAGACACAGAGGATTTAGAAACTTTAAAAAATATTTGTAGAGAATTTGCAGGAAGTCAAGGATTTTACGGTAGATTATTAAGAGATTTGGAAAGTTTAGATATTAAAGACATTGAATTTCCAATAGTTTTATAAATATAAGGGGCAAAACTGATATGGAAAAAAATATAAATATAGGGGGCAAAATAATGAAAAAGTTTATTTTAGGTTTAATTATAGGAATACTTATAACATATATTGCAATAATATATACATTAGAAATAAATAATATACAAAATAGTGATACTGGTAGCTTGATAGAAATAAAACTATTCGGTATAGACTTTAATTATTATTATGAATAGGAGGAAATTAAAATGGAGTTAGTATTAAATAATGAACATAACGGAATTGAATTATATTTTGGAGAAAAACCAACTAAGAATATTATAGATATGCTAAAGGCAAATAAGTTTAGGTGGCATAGTGTGAAAAAATGCTGGTTTGCCAAAAATAATGATAAAAATATGTTAGTAGCAAATAACATAAAAGCAGGAAAAATAGAAATTATAGAAAATAAAAAAGTAGAAGAAAATGAATTGGGGATAAAAGTAGGCGACATATTTTATATGAGTTGGGGTTATGAACAAACTAATGTTGACTTTTTTAGAGTTAAGGCATTAAGAGGTAAGACACAAGTAGTATTACAAGAAGTAAGTCTTAACATAACAGAAGAAAAAGGAATTTCAGGAATGAGTTGTGATAGAAAATACGGCAAAGATTATAGTTTAGTAAAAAATAGTTGCTTTGTAAATGATAATGAAAAAGGCATAGTTAAAAAAGTACAAGGAACTAAAGAAAGACCGTTCATAGATATGACAAGTTATGCAAACGCATATAAATATGACGGGCGAGAATTATACGAAAGTTGGTACTATTAAAATTAAAAAAATAGGAGGAATTTATTATGTATTATTTAGAATGGTATGATACCAAAAAAAATGTAGGTTTAGGAAAAATTGGAGTTGAAAATAATAATCTAGAAGAAATCACAGAAAAAGCAATAGAAATATATAAGGGGCAATGTAAAGCAGATAAAGAACATATTGAAATAGTTATAAATGATACAGAAGACGAGGACTTTAGCGAAAGTATTGGCAAAGATACATTTGTGCTAGAAAAAACTTTACAATATGCAGATTTAGAAGATTTTAAGAAATCTAAAGAATATGGAGAAATAATGACGGCAGGAAAAATTTATCAATATGATAACTTTAGAGAATATGTAGACATATATGTATATGCAAAAATAGACGAAAATATAGACTATTTAGAGGAACTGATATATCACTTTGACGGCAATGGCATTGAGTTTAATGAAATTGACGCAAATTTATTCTTAAATGATATATCAGGGGCAACACTAAAAACAGAAAATATTGAATATATTATAAATGAATATAAAAAATTGGGGGTGTAATTATGCAACTAAATATGAATTTAAAAGAAGTTGAGGACTATTTAGGCATAACAGATAATAACAACTATATGTATAAAGCAGAAGTAATAATGCAATTTAGACTATTGGAGAAATTGATAACAAATATGGATTATGAAAAACTAGAGGTAATTTTGAAAGAAGACTATTATCATTTAGGGCTAGACAATAAAATTGTATATGAATATAAAGACTTGATAGTGTATGAAGAAAATAATAATATAAGGAGCTGATAATATGGAAACAATGATTTTAGGCTGTAAAAATAAATACGGCTATACAGTAAAACAATTGAAAATTGATTACAATAACAAAACATATAAAGTGGGCAGTTTTGTAATTAAAGCAGATAAAATAATCACACAAAAAGAAATGAATAAAATAATAGAAACATTGAGTTTTTTAGAGTTTAAGGAGGGATAATCTTGAAAAAATATAATCTAACTATTTATTTGGAAAAACAAAAAATTGAAAGAAAGTTAATAATAACAGCAATAATTATTGACGGAGATTATGTGGAAATTGCAGATTATGCAACAGGAGAAACTTTGTTTTGGAAAAAAAATGAAGTTAAAATAATAAATTTAAAAGAAATAGAGGAAATGTAAATTATGAACGGCGAAGATAATAATTATATAAAGAATAAAGAAAAAGAAAAACAAAGACAGCAAAATGTAGCAGAATATAGAAGAAAATTTTTAAATAAAAAAACAGGGGGTAAATATTATGGTAGATAATATAAGAAAATGTGTAGAAAAATTAACAAAATTAGAAAATGATTTTGATTATCCTGAAGTAGAAACGGCATTATATTTATATGCTAGATATGGGGAAAATCAAACAAAAGAATTAAGTAATGAAGATATTGAAGAACTTTATAATACTATGCAAAATATAGATGGAAGTATTTTTAATGAAGATTTAAACGACTGGGCTTTTGAAAATTTGGAGGTGTAAATATATGGAATATAAAGAATTACTTAAAAAATTAAATATTGTAGAAAAAGACGGTGGGGAAAGTTATGTTGGCAAAGTAAAAGATATAATACAATTATATCTATATTTTATAAAAAATAATATAGATATTGACAGCAAAGATAATTTAGAAAATTTAATAAATAGTATTGAAATGATAAACGATTTCATAAAAGAACTTATAGAACTAGACGAAAATATGGAAATAGAAACTTATTATAACCCTATGGGGTGTTTTAGTTATATTGAATATAAGGAGGAAAAAGAATAAATGAAAATAGAAAATATATATAATAAATTAAAAAAAATAAATGACGAAAAAAATTTTGTCGCAATAGACTTATTATTAAGAGAAATAAAACAAGCAATTTTAGAGGAAAGTTGTTTAAAAACTACTTCAAGAACAAAAATAAATGCTATAAAAAGAGTTTTAAATAATGATTATGGTATTTATGCAGGTTGGAAAAAATATAATGATTCTAAAGTTATATGTAATGGGTTTGAATTGTATATGATAAAAAATACAGATATTCCAGCAAAAGAAGTTGTTGAAGTAATACCTAAAAATGCTAATAAAGATGATTATATTGTAGGAAATTATTTAAACATAGAATATGTCTTTCCTCAAGAATATACCGAAAAAATAAAAATAAATAGAAAAGAAATATTAACAGCAGTTAAATTAAAAGAAAGAATGATAAAATTATTTACAGAAAAAAATAATGTAGTTTATGCTGATAGTAAATATTTAAAAGATGCCATAGATATATTAGGAGAAAATGTAGAAGTATATTATACAGGACAAAAAGCACCAATAGTTTTTGAGAATGAAAATGGAGAAAAAGGAATAGTATTACCTATAAGACCTCCAAAAGAAGAATAATATTGAAATTTAAAAGAATATAAGAAAGGAGTGTATGAATATGGAACAAGAAATAATACAGGCAATAAAAGAAGATAAACTTTATGATTATATAGCAAATAATTTTTATAAAATGAGCAAAGAAGATTTAAGAGATTTAATACTTGAGATAATATATATGATTTATTATGATTATGAATATAGCATAGATGTAGATAGACAATTATTAAATGAGCATATAGTAGAATGTTTAAAAGAAAATAGAGAATGGGAGGAATAAAATTATGGGAAATAAATTATTAAAAATTCTAAAATTAAGAAAACAATTAAAATATTTAGATAATTTAGACGATATTTTGTGTGATAATGATGACGGCGGTCTTTATAGCGATTTTAATGATAATGAAGAAAAAACTTTCAATAATTTTATTGACTTCTTAATTGATATAAAAATAAAAATAGAACAAGAAATAAAAAAAGAAGAAACACAATATATAAAAAATAATATATAGGAGGTATAAAATTATGCAAATAAATAATTTAAAGATTAAATATTCAAAATTATATAATAAATATCAAGTAATAACTTTAGATAACAAGACTGTATTAGAAGAATTTGAAACAGAAGAACAAGCAATTAAATGTGCAAAAAATATTAAAGATTTTATTAAAAATAAACATAAAAAAGGGGAGGAATAAAAAATGGAAGAATTAATAAAAAAATTAGAATATGCTAAAAATGCAGTACAAAGTTGTCTTCAAAATGCAAATTGCAATGTAGATATGCACGGCTTATCTTATTGGGCAAATGAAGTAGAGAGATTAAGAAAAGAAATAATGGAAAAACTAAAAAAATAATGTAGGAGGTTATAATATTATGGAAGAATTAATAAGTATCTTAAAAAAGAATGGTTGGGAAGTAACTGAATATGGAGATTATATTCAAATAGAGCAATGGAGTAATTTGGGCGAAGATTTAATAGAAGAAATTGAGTGTAAGGACGAAATGGAATTTATAAAAGAATTTGAAAAAATAGTAGAATGTTTTGATGCAGAAGAACACGCAGAAATGTATATAAATATGAGAGGTAAAAGAGGTGTACCAAATTGCACTATAAGAGAGTTGTTAGATGACGCAGAAGAAATAAAACAATTATATGAAAAAACTTTAAAAGATATTACAAAAATGGAGGTGGAATAAATTATGGAAAAAGAATTAACAGACGAAGAAATTGAAAAAATTGAAAATAGAATTACAGAAATAGAAAAACAATTAAAATATTGTGAAGAAAGAGATAAAGTGTGTTTAGCAATAGACGGAGAACAAGAAGTTTTAGAATTAGAATCTGAATTAGAAAAATTAAAAAATATGTTATAGGAGGTAGAATAATTATGAAAAAATATATAGTAATTAGAGATTATCAAGGTGGTAGTTTTGGAATGTGTAGAGATTATACAGCAAAAGAATGGGGAGAACAGGCTTATGAATGGGCTGATAGCGACGGTTCTGAATATGCAGACCAATGGCTACTAGAAAATTTTACTAAAAATTATTCAACAGATAAAAATGGTAATAAACATTATAGTACAGAACAAGATTTAATAAATACTATTGCTGATATATGGGAAATAGAATTAGTAGAATTAGATAAAAACAATGAAGAAGTTGTTAATTTTTTACAAGAATGTGCAAAAGATAGTGGAGAAAATTTTTATTATCAAGATATAGATTGGGCAAGAAAAGTTTTAAAAGAATTAGGAGTAAAATTATGCAAAAACTAGGAATTGTAAGAAGAGTAGACGACATAGGTAGAATTGTAATACCTAAAGACGTAAGAAAAACATTAAATATTGAGGAAGGTCAACCTATGGAAATGTTTATAGATAAAGATAAAAATTTAATTTTAAAAAAATATATTTTTGAGGAGGAAAAATAATGACAGATTTAGAAATATTAGGAGAATTAAAAAGAATGTATTATTGGCTTGAAGATATTTTAGAAAATGCAGAAGATGACCAGATAGAAAATAAAGACTATATAGAGTTAGAAAATTTTGAAACGATTTTAGAAAATCAATATAGAAAAATATATAAAAGAATAGAAAGTGAAGAAAAGAACTTATTATATTATCAAAAAGACATAATGGTTGCAGACGAAATTTATAATGATTATGTTACTTGTAGTAAAGATTATGACGACCAATATATTACTTATGCAGATGTAAGCGAAAAGAAATGGTGGGAAGACGAAGAATTTTTAACTAAAATGTAGGAGGAAAATGTTATGTTTAAATTATATGGTAAAGATAAAACTACAAAATTATTAGGCAAATTTGAAACAAAAGAGCAATGCAAATTAGAAATGAAAGTTTATAAAGAACTTGAAAAAATGTTATTTAATAATAATACAATAGAATTTTATATTGAGGAGGAATAGAAATGGAAATTAAAGAAATTATAAATAAGATAGAAGGAAAAACAAAAGAAATAAAAACATATTTTGAAATAGATAATAAAATATATTGCTTAATACTTAATATGAATAAAGACAATATAATAACAGAAGAATTAAAATTTATAAAGGAGGAATAATTTATGAATAAAGCATATATAGTTAAAAAAATATATAAAGGCAGATTAGCAATATGTTGTTATTTCAATGAGTATAGTGAAGATTATTTTGCTTGGGCTTTATATTGTGATTATAATAATACAGAAGAATTATTTGATAGAATCAGGGAATTAAAAAGAAATAAATATAAAATAGAATATATTGAGGGGGAAAAATAATATGTTAGATTTATTTTCAGTAATTAAAGGTAAAGTATTACAAATGATAGAAAATAAAGAACACAAATTAAGTATATATGAATTTATAGATGGGCAGAAAAGTGTTTATTCAATAGATATGGAACAGGCAAAAATATTAAAAGAAATTGTTAATAAAGAAATGGAGGAAAATTAAATGGAATATATTTTAATGGAGTTATTTGACGGTGGGAGTGCAGACTGGCGTGATATTGCAGATACAGAATATGATTGGTGTGATATTTTTGAAACAGCCAAAAATTATAATGGTACAGATAATATAGAAGATTTATCAATAAATGATTTATATTATGCGATTTGTTATATGGCTGTAAACGAATTATTAAATGCCATAGAAGAATATTGCAATTCAGCAAACACAAAAGAGGAAATAGTTTTGGCAGAACAAATAGAAAATATTTCAATAGAAGACTTTGAAATATTTGCAAACTGTCTTGATACACATATAACATATATAGGAGAGAATAAAGAAATAATACAAAAAATATTTGATGATGAAATAGATGAAATAAATAATAAAATAGGGTTTACCTATATAAATTTTGATAATTAAGGAGAAGTTTAAATGAAATCAAAATATAATGAAGAATCAAAGCGAAGAACTTATGAATGGAGAAATAAAAACAGAGAAAAATATAATGAAGCAGCTAGAAAAAATTACGAGAAAAACAAAGAGAAAATAGCTCAAAGAGTAAAAGAAAGACGAGAGCAACAAAAAATAAAGAAAGTATTTATAGTAATGCAAGAAACACTTGACGAAGAAAGCAATACTTATTATGATGTTGTAGAAGTATTTAATACATTAAGAAAAGCAGAAAATTATTTAGAACAAAATAATATAAAAGGTTATTTTATAGAAAGAGAGGTAAAATAATATGCCAAATCACGTTAAAAATATATTAAAATTTAAAAATTTAAAGAAAGGGCAAATAGATATATTAATAAATAGTCTAACAGTTATTGAGGACGGTCAAAGGTATTTTGATTTTAATAAAATAATAGAAATGCCAGAAAGCTTGAAGTTAGTATCAGGAAGTCTTGAAAATTATGCAATAAAATATGTAGAACTTAAAGAACACAATTTGCATTTAGACGAAAAAGATAAACTAGAAGAACAAAATAAAAAATTTGTTGAAAGTTTAACAGAAAAACAAATTTTTGAAGATTATAGTGAAACCTATAAAAAATATAATATAAATAATTTATATGATTTGGGTAAATTATATTTAAATAATAAAACAAAATATGGAACAACGACTTGGTATAATTGGTGTATAGAAAATTGGGGAACAAAGTGGAACGCTTACGACCAGTCAATAGAAGAAGGAAAAACTTTTGTGAAATTTATATTCAGTACAGCTTGGGCAATGCCAAAACCTATATATGATAAATTAAAAAAATTAAATTTAAATTTTGAAGTAAAATATGCAGATGAAGATATTGGTCATAATTGTGGCATATATTCATATATAGACGGCGAAACAAATTATATAAATAAAAAAGGTTGCAGCAATTGGTGTAGAAACCTTTGGGAAAATAATTAATAGGAGGAAATAAAAAATGAATATGGAAAATTTAGAAAATATGTATAATAATTTAGAAATAACAAATGGAGAAGATTTTTGGAAATTTGTTATATTAGAACATTTAATAAATTTTGAAGAAAAAAATATTGAAAGTTTAAATATTACAGAAGAAAAAATTGATAATATGGTTAGCAACATTATGGCAAATGATAATTTGTGGGACGAAATAGATTGTGCAGTAGCAGATGCAATAGAAGAAGAAACAGCAGAAGAAATAGAAGATTAGGAGGGAATAATAATGAATCCATTAGAAATTAAATTTATAGTACGAGTAGAGCTAGACAATGGAATGATAATAACAAAAGATTTTATGGCATTAACTGATATGGAGGCAATGGATAAGGCATTTGATTATATAACAAAAAACTTTAAAGAAAAAATTGAAGATATAAAGGTGGTGGGAAAATATGAATAATGTAGATGAAAGAGAAAAAATAAAACAAGAATTATTAGAAGAATTAAAAAAAGAATATCAATTAGTTCCAATTAAAGAAGCAAAGTTTACAGTTAGTGATATTTTAAATAAATATTATGACGATATATGTATAAAAAATAATTTACATAGAGAATGGCAGACTGAAAATCAAATAGGAACAGCTATTAGAAAATGTATTGCATTACATTTTGGAATAAATAATTTAACAAGTGTAAGAGCTGATTTAAGAGCAGATGTTAGAGCAGAAACTGAAAGATTTATTAAAGAATATATTTTAGGAGGTAAATAATATGAACGCTTATACAATTAGGGTATCTACAATAGATAATTTATATGCAGATTATATAGTAGAGGCAAATAATTTATTTTTTGCTAAAATAAGAGCAAGAAATGCTTTTTTTAGAGATTATCCAGAGGCAGATACAAGAATAAAATTATCGTTAGTAGAACCTAGTAAAAAAGTTATAACAGAAGTATTAAATATAATAAAAAATGAAAATAAAAATATATAATTGGAGTGATTTTTATGTACGAAATAGTTTTATTAAATAGTAAGGGCGAAAAATTTTCAAAAACCTTTACAAGTGAATTTTTATACAGAAAATATTTAAACAAAGCAAAACATAGTAAAAATGTAACAGTTTTATGTTATGGGAGAATTTAATTATGAGTTATTTTAATTATCACAATAGATTAAAACAATTATTAAATACTGAACAATATATATGCGTAATAGATAAATCGCCATTTGCATATAGATTCATATTTCCTAGACTAATGAAATCAATGCCAATTAGGGAATATAGGGTAAATGAATATAAACAATATATAGAAAAAGGAGAATAAAATTATGAAAAAAACTTTTAATGTTGGAGAAACTAGAGGAGTGGTAAGAAAGCTAGATGATTTAGGCAGAGTAGTATTGCCAATTGAATTTAGAAAAGAATTAGGAATAAAGGCTAAAGATAAAGTCGAAATATTTTTAATAAAAGATGGATTTTATATAAGAAATGTAAAAAATATACAATAATATATAAAAAGGTGTTGACCTTTTTAAAATTCTATTATATAATTCAGGAAAGGAGTGATGAAAAATGGAAAGAAAAAAGAAAAAACTTGTAAAATTCTTAGAAATTGATGAAGTGAAAAAATTTGAGCAACCACTTGTAGATAAAACAAAGGAGGCAATTTCAAAAGAAGAAAAGAAACCTTTTGATAAAATAGCAATAAGAGATTTTGCTGTCATAAGTTTAGTTTATGCTTGTGCATTAAGAATTTCAGAGGCTTGTAATTTACAACTTTGTGATGTAGATTTTGAAAGAAAAGAGCTAACAGTTTTTGATGGAAAAGGTGGAGATAGAGTGGTATCAATACCAGAGCCAATAATAGTATCATTAAAACAATGGATAAATGTAAGACCAAATTGGAAAGGCAACCCTTATTTCTTTACTAATATAAAAGGTTCTACAAGACCAGGGAAAATAAGACCATTAAATCAAAAATATTATAATCAATTGTTTAATAAATTGGCAGAATTAAGTGGAGTTACATTAAAACAAGGCGAAAAACCACACCCACATACATTAAGACACTCTCGTGCAATGGAATTATATGATAATGATGTAGATTTAGAAGTCATACAAAAGTTACTAGGGCATAAATTTATATCTACAACACAAATATACGCAGAAGTAAGAGATGAAAGAGTAACTTCGGCACAACAAAATATTATAGGAGGAGTTGTAAGCTTATGAGTCAAGAAAAAATAAAAAATAGTTTTGATTTAGACAAGAAAATAAAGAAAGATATAAAATATATACAAGAAGATATTATTAGTAGGCAAAATACTTGGGAAGAATTATATGTTAAATTTTCTAAAATATTAAATGCTTATACATTAATAAATATGCCTAAAAAACAATATATTAAATATTGGCAAACTAATTATATGAAGTATCCTGAAAGATTTTATGAAATTTTACAGGTTATAGAAGATAAATTTGCTAATGGATTAACTCCACCAGAAGAAATGATAAATTTAATAGAAAAGTCTAAAGATAATGAAAAAGAAAAGAAAGCAGCAATAAAACTTTTACGAAAGAAGGAAATGCACTATGGAAGATAAAGTAAAAAAAATAGATATGAATGAAATAAGGCGTTTACAAAAAGCAGCGAGAGATGGCAACAAACAGCATCTGGCAGATTGGTTTTTGCAATTTGATGAGCAAGTAAGAAATGAACACAAAAAATATGCAGAAGATGTAATAATGAAAGCTAATAGAGAAATGAGAGCAGAATATGAAAAGGCATTTAAAGAAGAATTAGCTGAAGCAATAGATAATTATATAATTGCAATTGCATATACTTTAAAGTTTAGTGAATTAACTAAATTCGGACCTAAAAGAACCAAAGAATTTTTACAAGATGTATCTGCAACGGTAAATATGTTTACGACAAAAGAATATACACCTGAAGAATATAAAAAGATTCTTGCAGAAAATGGCATAGAACTATTTATTAAGGAGGAAGAAAAAAATGAGATATGATATTCCAATAGATTTTTGCCCTAAATGTAAAAATAAAAGAATTACAGTAGTGATGGGAAAAAGTATAGAAACTGAATATTCTTTATCTGGAAAATGTATTAGAAAACAAAAACATGGAGATACAACTTATCTGTTATTAAAATGTAATAAATGTGGCTGGGTAAGTCACGCTTGGTCTGAAGCAGGTTATGAAGATGAAAAAGAATTTATAGAATTACAAAATATATACATAAAAAGTCAGGAGGGAAAACAATGAATCCATTAGAATTTGAAAAACTTATAAAACCGTTAAACAGAGAAAAATACCATATATCAAGGGCAATAAAATTTAAAGATAATATGCCATATATTGACGAATGGGTAATATATAGAAAAGATATGCCACTAGAAGAATTTTATGACAGTAATAATATTCCAGTATTATCTTCAGCTAAAGGCAATACAATTGAAGATATTAAGAAGTTAATTGAAGCAGAAAATGGAGGACTAAAATAAATGGGAAGAAAAAAGAAATACGAAAATTCTTTAATTGTAAAAGATATATTAGCAAATGAATGTAATCGTTTAGGAGATATGCAAGGCTGTCTTTTCTTTAAATTTTTAGATTTAAAGAAAAAAGATGATAGAGATTTTTTAAAAAGAGAAGCAGAATGTATAAGAAATATTTTTAATGATGCTTTAAAAGAACTGGAGAAATAAAATGAGTTTATATAATAGATTATTTAATGAAAATGAAGATGCTACTGCATTATTAGGTATGATAAATTGCACTAGAAATGATTTTATGCGTTATAGAGATGTTTACTTAAATAAGACAGGCACTATAATTACAGTAGTGGCAAGGATAGGTGGATATAATAGAAAAGAATATGAATATGTATTAAATAATATTAGAAAAAATGTATATTATAAAAAAGATTTTGACGATAATTTTGATAATACTTATACTTATATTCAGTTTTCTGTACCAGAAGAATACATTAAAACATGTAAAATGATTGCTCCAAAAGAAGAAAGATTAAGTGTTGGAGAATTATTTAAAAAAGAAGTTGAAGATTCGGCAATTCCTGGAACAGAAGCTTATAAAAGAATGGAAAAAATTGCAGATGAAATAATGAAAAATATTGAGGAAGGGAATCCGTTTATAGGTTTATAGGTGTGGAAAATGTTAGATGAAAAACAATTGGAAATAGTAAATTCTACTGAACCACGAATAATTGTTGAAGCTGGTGGTGGTTCTGGTAAAACTCGTGTGCTAATTGAAAGAGTTAAAAAATTATTAAATGATGGAGTTCCAGCTTGTAATATTGTAGCTATAACATTTACTAATATGGCAGCAGAAGAAATGAAAGAAAGATTGATAGATGCTCCAGGCATTGGTGATTGTTTTATTGGTACAATACATTCATTTGCTAATAAAATATTTAAAAATTCAGATGAAGAATACAAACTTTATACTGAAGAAATTCAAGACCAATTTATGAGCGTTCTAGTTACTAGATTTGCTAAAGAATTAAAAATGGATAGATATATGAATTATAAAGAGCTAAAAAAGAAAGTTGATTTAGGCATAATAGAAGAAGATGTTTTAAAAAATAGTTTTACTGAAATGGAATGGCACGAATTAAAAGTATTTTTTGGAGAACAAGAAGATTCTACTTATCCTCAAAATATAGAAGACCTTTGTAAAAAACATAATGTTATAACTTTTGATGAATTAATAAAAAGAACAACAGCTTATTTTAAAGAAATCAATGGTAAAATAGAATATTTATTTGTTGATGAATTTCAAGATATTGGTCCGTTAGAAAAAAATTTTTTCCAAGCATTAAATGCAGATAATTATTTTTATATAGGTGATGAAAAACAAGCTATTTATGGATTTAAGGGCGGAAATGTAAGCTTTTTCCTAAATCTTATAAAAAGTAAAAAGTGGAAAACTTATTACTTAAACAATAATTATAGATGTGGAGAAAAAATAATTGATTTGGCAAATGAAGTTATATGCCAAGCAGATGATGTGTTAAATTTAAAAAGTATATGTAAATCTGGCAAAACAGGATATACTCGAATAGATACAAAATACAGAATTGATAATTATTTAAAAGACATATTACAAAAAGGTAATTATAAAGACTGGTTTGTTTTAGTTAGAACTAATAAGGATTTAGTAAAATTAGAAGCTAAAATGAAAGAATTAGGATTACCATATACTTCTTTTAGAAAAGGTGAAATGACATTAAATCAAATGAGGCAATGTATGGCAGAAGATAAAGTAAAATTATTAACAGTACATACTTCTAAAGGATTAGAAAGTCCAAATGTATTGATATGGGGTAATTTCCCTATAAGACAAAAACCTTATTTGAGAAATAATGATGAAATCAAAGTTTTATATGTTGCTATAACTAGAGCAATAGATGAAGTAATAATTTTAAATTAAGGAAATATTATGGAAAAATATAAAGAAGAATATAATTATTGGTTAAAAAGATATTATAATGGAATTAAATTTTTAAATGAAAATCCAGAATCTTATGAAAAATATATTGAAAATCTATTGAAAATTCGAGAAGAATTAGATAAAATAATAAGCGAAAACAATATGACTTCTGATGAAATTTTGAATGGATTTTAGGAGGAATTATGTTTAGAAAAAACAAAGAAAAAAATACTTGTTCACACAATTGGATTCATAATGCAGGTAAACAATGTGAATGGGATAGATGGGGTTTTGCAGATAGCATAAAAGGAATAAAACCAGAACAATATAGAAAAGATAGTAACCGACTTGCTTATATGTATATATGCACTATGTGTGGCGAAGAATATTGGAGTAGTTGTAAATCGCAAGACATTCCTCATTATAGAGTTAGAAGTCAAAAATGGAAAAATAAAAATGAAAGGAAGAATAAAAATGAGAAAATTTGAATTTGTAAAAAGATACAATGAAACAAGAAAATTAGTTGACAAAAATGGTGATGTAATTGAATGGAAACTTCCTGCAAGAAGTACTGCAAAAAGTGCAGGTTACGATTTCTTTGCACCAGAAAGAGTAGAAATACCACCTTATAAAATGGGAGATAATCCAGTAATGATAAAAACAGGTATAAAAGTTTTGATGCCTGATGATGAATACTTAATGTTAGTAAATAGAAGTTCAAATCCTAAAAAGAAAAAACTAGTAATTCCAAATAGCGTAGGAATAGTAGATGCTGATTATTATGGAAATCCAGATAATGATGGTGAAATGATGTTTGCTTTTTATAACCTAAGCAATGAAATAGTAGTAATAGAAGCTGGAGAAAAATTAGGTCAAGGAATATTCTGTAAATATGGAAAAACAGATGATGATAAAGCAGAAGGAGAACGAATCGGAGGCTGGGGTAGCACTAATGCTTAAAAAGTAAGTAATATAAAAAGAAAAGCAAATTGGCAACATATTACAAACAAATATAGTTTTCCTGAAACCTAAGGTTTTAAAAAATAATAAATAGTAAATTTTATAAAATGGTTTAATGGGAAACCAAATAATTAAACTAAGTTTTATGTGCATACCTACGAAAAACGAACGGTAGAAGAAGAACTGTCGAAGAATACCCCATAAGGTACAGTCACTTGGTTGCGTATATTACCCTTTAGCTTAGTTGGTAGAGCATACGCCTTTGGAGCGTAGGGGCTTAGTTCGAGTCTAAGAAGCGTAACCAATTTTTATAAAAACTATTGCAAAAGAAACATTTTTTTGATATTATAAAGAAAAACAGGAGAAAAAAATATGGAGAAAGTATTTGAAGAAAAAATATGCTCTGTATGTAAAAATCAAAATACTAATAATTGTAGTAAGGTTGTGTTTAAAGAAATCAAAAACAATTATTGCAAAACATATTGTTCTAATTACTTAAAAGACGAAACAAAAATAGAACCTTATGTAGCACCATTAGTTGTCACAGCCAAACGAGATTATGTAGAACGATTTGAAGTTTAAAATTTAATATAACATTAAGCCTATATTGCTTTAGGTATAGGCTTAATAAAATACACCTAGGGAATAGCAAAGCTATTCTCTTTTTTGAAAGGAAAATTTATGATAAATAGAAAAGATTTAATTAATTTTGTGTCAAAACCTAAAAATTCAGATGTTATAATATATGATATTACATTGACAGATTTAATTGATGTAGATGTATTTTATGAATATAATAAATTACTTCCTAATTATTTAGATGTAAAAAACAGATATAAAACATTAAAAGAAAAACTAGACCAAAGCATCAAAGAAATAGATAATATGTATTTATATAATTCTTCTTGGGGAGAAAAAGATTATTTATTAAAATTAAGTGATGCGAAAAAAGTTTATTCAAAATTATTTGGTGATGTTAAAAAAATTGAAAACAATATTACATCATTAGAAAAACAAATTACAGTTGCAAATCAAAAAATTGAATTGCAAAAAGCTAAAGAAGAAAATTTAATTGAAAATAGTAAAAAGAATGTTGATGAAAGAATAGAAAAAAATAATCAGCTATTAGAACAGTATAGAATAAAAAGAAATTATTTTTTAGATTTGTTAAAACGAATAAATAAAAACATTAAAGAAAATGAAGAAGAATTTTCTATATTAGTAGATATGCAAAGTCATTTGCAAGACAAAACTTTTGTATGCAAATATTGTGGCAGCAAAATAAATATAACTACTGAAAATATTGAAAATTCTCATATTTATAAAAGATTAGCAAATAATATAATGGATAATAAAACTGAATTAACTAATTTACTTGCAAGACAAAACGAAATAAAAGCTAACAAAGACCAATATGATAAAGAAATGAAAAGGATTCAAGCAGAATTAACAAATGATATTTCATTGAAAAGTCAAGACAATATTTTTTATACTAAAAAATCGCAAGAAATTTTAAAATTAGAAGGTTTTAGAGATGAGATGATAAACAATATAGATAAGCTTAAAAAACAGCTTAAAACTAAATCTGAAACGAATACGGACAAATATTTGTCTTTGAAAAAAGAAATAGAAAGATATGAAATTAGTTTAGATAATTTATCTAAAATAAAACAACTTAAATTTAAAAATTCTGACCTTATTACCAATATTGATAAATTAAAAAAAGAATTACTTCCAATGCACGAAAAAATAGAAAAGTATATTAGTTTTATTTCAATTTATTTTAAAATATATGAACAAAAATTAACAGAATTTTTAGGAGAAGATTATAAATTTAATTTGTTTTCTTTTGAAGATGATTCTTTAAAAGAAATTTTAAAGATTACATATAAAGGATTAAATTATTCTGATTTATCAATAACTGAAATGGAAAATATAGATAAATATATTTATTCAAAAATTCAAACTTTTGATTAAAAAAAGATTGACTTTTAATTTCTAGTATTATATAATAATAACACAAGGAAGGAGGAAGTATGATATGAGCAATGATATTATTAACTATGACATTAAATATAAACTTGAGAAATATCAAATTTCTCGTATAGAATTACTAAAATATTTAACTAATTTTAAAACACCTAATAGAGTAAGTGAAGAATTAGCAAGACCACTAAGCTTTACTCGTAGACAAGAATATTTTGATGCTATTGAAAAAATTAGAAAAGACAAAATTAAAAATCTTATGGAAGATTAAAAAGGAGAAAATATGAAAATAAGTAAATTAAAAATTGAAAATTTATTTGGGATTGAACAATTAGAACTTGACGGAAAATCAGTAGAATTAACAGGTAGTAATGGAGTAGGAAAATCATCTGTTTTAGATGCAATAAGATTAGCTTTAACTAATAACAGCAAAAGAAAATATGTTGTTAAAAATGGGAAAACAGAAGGTAGAATTTTTGTAAAATTAGATGATGGAACAAGTATTGACAGAAAGAAAAGAATAGATAAATCTGATTACAAATCAATTAAAGATGAAAATGGAAATGAAATAAATAGTCCTGAGGCTTTTTTGAGAGATATTTTTACCCCATTACAATTAGAACCTGTTGAATTTTTATCTATGAATGAGCAAGAACAAAATAGAATATTATTAAATTTAATTGAATTTAATAAAGACAAAAAGGAATTTATAAAAGAAAAATTTGGCGAAGAAATTAATTGGGTAAATTATGATGAATCAATATTAGAAATTTTAAATCAAATTCAAGCTAAAGAAGGTAAATATTATCAAGACCGTGAAGAAATAAATAGAAATGCTAGAAATGCTTTAGCAATAGCAGCAGACATAGCAAAAGACATTCCAGAAAATTATGACATAAATAAATGGAGAAATTATACTTTGTCAGATAAATATGAAGAACTTAATAAAAATAAAGATTTTAATGCAAAAATTGATAAATCAATAGCATACAAAGAAGATTATGAAAATAAGATAAAGCAAATTGAAACAATAGAGAACAATACTTTATTGCAAATAGAAAAAGACAAAGTTGAAGAAAAAAATAAGATTATAACTGAAATGCAAGACTTAAAAAACAGAATAGAATTATTACAAAAAGATTTAGAAAATGTTGATGTAAAATATGAAAAAACAATTGCAGAAACTAAATCTGAAACTGTTGCTGAAAAAGCAAAATTAGATGAAAATATTAAAGTAGCAAACGAGTGGGCTAGTAAAGAAAAAATAAATACAGAAATATTAGAAAACGAATTAAAAATTGCAGAAGAAATGAAAGGTCATATTAATGAATATGACAGAATGATTGAAATGCAACAAAATGCTGAAAATTTAAAAAATATAAGTGAAGGATTGACTAACAAAATAGAACTTGCAAGAACATTACCTGGAGAAATTTTAAAAGAAGTTAATATTCCAGTTAAGAATCTTACAGTTGAAAACGGTATTCCTTTAGTAAATGGTCTTCCAGTTGGAAATTTAAGTGAAGGCGAAAAATTACAACTTTGTGTAGATGTAACATTAAGTGATAATAATAATTTAAAACTAATCCTTATTGATGGTACTGAAAAATTATCTGAAGAAAATAGAAAAAAATTATATGAAATATGCAAAGAAAAAGGTCTTACTGTTATTGCAACAAGAACAACGAATGAAGATACTTTAAATATTATTGAATTATAGGAGGAAGTTTTAATGGTATTAACACAAGAAAATTATTTTAGCAAAGAAGCTAATACTGAATATATGTCTGTTTCGCAATTCAAAGCTTTTGAAGAATGTGAAGCACAAGCCTTACATAATATAGAAATTGGTGGCGAAAATGAAACAACTGCTTTTTTAGAGGGAAAATTATTTGAATCTTGGGTTTCAGGTGATAGACAATTATTTATGAGTAAACACCCTGAATTAATATCTAGCAGAGGACCAACTGCTGGTCAATTAAAAGCTGAATTTAATAAAGTTATAAAAGCTGCTGAAAAATTTTTGCAACAAGATTTCTTCAAAAATATCATAAATAAATGTGAAAAACAAGTAATTCTTACAGGAGAAATTGAAGGCGTAAAAACAAAATGTGCTTTAGATTTATTTGATAGAGAAACAAATTCTATATATGATATAAAATTTATGAAAGATTTTAAGGAGCAATGGAATAAAGCAGAAAAAGCTTATGTACCTTGGTATTATATTTATAATTATGTATTACAATTAGCTGTTTATAGAGAAATAGTAAGACAAAATTTTGGAGAGCCTAAAGAAGTAGGCTTAATATCAGCAACTAAAGAAGAAATTCCTGATATACAAGCTTTAAGCTTTGACTTTAAATTATTAGATTTAGAATTAGAATATTTTAAAAATAATGTTAAAAAATATAATGACATAAAAAAAGGTATTGTGACTCCTACTTATTGTGGAGAATGTGCTTATTGTAAATCAATAAAACAGATAACAAGATTTGAGGTGATAAAATAATATGGATAATTATGATGAAAAATTTTTGAATAGATTTATTGAGATACTTGAAAAAGCTAAAGATAGTAAGAAAACAATAATAATAGATGGAGATTTCTTACAAAGAATTAGATTTTTAATCAGTAAACAAAAATATTATGATATTTTAGATGAAAAAATGGAAGACATTGGAATTTCAGGTTTAGTTATTGAATTAGATGCTAGAGATATAACAAATTTAAAATTAGAAATGAATTATGATATTTTTAGAAGAAATGTTATAATAAAACCTGCTCTAATACAAGATAACACATTGCCAAATAAAAATAAGGAGGAAAATAATATGTTAAAAATATTAGAAATTTATAAAGAAAAGAAAACAAGAGAAATTGAACATAAATATGATGAACAATTATTAGAATTAGAATGTAATGACCCAATAAATGCTGTAATAGAAGAAGCTGAAGAAAAATTAAGAGAAATGCTTGAAACTGATAAAGTTATGATTTCAGTAAATTCTGATACTGTAAATCTTACACCAGAAACAATAGAGAAAAGAAAAGTAATTATAGATATAATACATAAAGAAAAAGAGGAATTAAATAATGTTATTAGAGAAATAGAAGCATTATTAGAATTTGCTCCAAATTACGAAGAATCAACTAAAATATTATTGGCTTATGATATAATAGATAAGAAAGGAAAAATAAAATAATGTTAAAAGATATATTAGCGTCAGGTTTTATAGGCATTGTAATTCTTTTAGTATTGATTGGAACAGCACTTTGTTTTACATCAGATGATATAGTTACTGAAATAGAATATTATGAAAATAATATTAAAATTGATGCTGTTAAGTATCATAATGAAATATATTTGAAGAAAGGAGAATAAATATGGGTATTCCAGTATTGATATTGCGGAGAATCTGGTAGTGGTAAATCTACTTCATTAAGAAATTTTGACCCAGAAGAAGTTGCTATATTTAATGTTGCAGCTAAACCTTTACCTTTTAGAAAAAAAATGCCTTATGTTATAGATGAAGCTGATTATGCAATTATAGAAAAAAAACTAAAAGAAAAAAAATTTAAAAAATATGTAATTGATGATGCTCAATATCTTATGGCTTTTGAATTGTTTGAAAAAGCTAATCAAGCAGGATATAAAAAATTCACAGACATAGCTATACATTATCAAAATTTATTAACAACAATAATTAAAGAAACGCCCAAAGATTGCATAGTTTATATTCTAAGTCATTTAGAAGAAACCAATACAGGTAAAATAAAAATAAAAACAGTAGGTCAAATGTTAGATAATCAACTTACAGTAGAAGGTTTATTTTCAATAGTTTTAATGAGTTATTATTCAAATAAACAATATAAATTTATAACTCAAACTGATGGTAACACACCATGTAAATCACCTTTAGAAATGTTTGATACACTTGAAATTGACAATGATTTAAAATTAGTAGATAACAAAATTAGAGAATATTATGGATTTAATAAGGAGGAAAATTAATTATGAAAAAATTTGAAGGTTATGATACAGCCAAAGCTTTTGGAGATTTTGAAAGATTAGAATTAGGAGGACATATTATAAAAATATTAGAAGCTAATGTGCAAACTATTACTACAAAAGATGGAGAAACTTTTGATAGATTAAACTTAAAAATAGATATGGCTGATAATGATAAACAAGCAGGATTCTTTGCAAGAAAATTTGCAAAAGATGCAGAGCAAGATGAAATGAACGCTAAATGGAAAGGAAACTTTTCTATAACAATTCCACAAGATGGTTCTCCAGATACTTCAAAGTCAGCATTTAAAACTTTTACAACTTCACTTGAAAAATCTAACCCAGGTTACACATTTAATTGGGAAGAAAAACAACTTCCAGGGAAAGTTTTAGGCGGAGTTTTTGGACTTGAAGAATTTGAAAATCAAAACGGAGAAGTTATTTGTTTTTCAAAATGTAAGTTTGTTAGAAGTACAGAAAAAATAGAAGAAGTACAACCACCTAAAGTAAAATTAGTAGATGGAAACTTAATGGACTATAAAGAGTATTGTGAAAAGAAAAAAGCAGAGAAAGAAGCATCTAAAAATGATACTACAACAGAAAGCTCTAACTCAAAATTTGTAGGAGATGATTCAGACTTGCCATTCTAATAAAATTTAATAAATAAGTTAATAAAAATGGCTTACGAGGATTGATTCTAAGCCATTTTTATTTTTTCTTAATAAAAGTATATATCTAAAAAATTGACATTTTTATTTAATTATGGTATTATATTAATAGAACTTAGCACAAGAGTTTAAAATTTTTTTTTCAATCCACGCTTATTTTCAAAAAAGAATCTGTATTAAATTGCAGATTCTTTTTTATAATAGAAAAAATAAGTAGTTCTTCTACTATTGATGGTTTATCAGCTAATATGGGTAAATTTTTAGATAATAGAAAAGTAGATGCCTTAGTTAAATATAGAAGTAATGGAAGCGACTTTGATGATGCAAATACAACTTTATATACTAGAATTTTAACAACTAAAAATACGCCACTTGCAGGAAATTACTATTATATAGATACTATTTTTTATAATGCTATAAGTAATAATGCTCCTAGAAATCAAATTGCTAAAGGATATGTTTCAGATGATGTATGGATTCGACATTATTATGATGATACTTGGGGGGGTTATGATTCAAGCAAATGGAGCCGTTGGGAACCAATAAAAAGAACTTTAATAGGTCAATATGGTCCTTCAGCTTGTAAACATTATCGTGACATTTTTAGAGATACTTATGGAAATCTGCTTACAGGATATTTAGGTATAAAAATAGGTAATACTAAAAGAACAAATGGATATAATTGTATGGTAAGTATTAGAGGTCATATTTATTCATATACTAATACAATGGATTTTGTAGCCTCTTGTTATTATTATGTAGGGTCAAGTAATTTTTATGCTCCTCTCGTAGAAATTAGTAATAAAACAAAAACTCCTAATGTATATTTTGCTACACATAAAACTGATGGTTCAGTTTGGCTTATAATAGGTACCGATACTTTCACTTGGAATTATCCAGGAGTATTCGTTGATGATTTATATTTAAGTTATGGTGAGGTTAATAATGAAGATTGGGCTATCGGTTGGCAACTTATGGCTTTAAGTGCATTACAAGTTACAAACAATTTTACTTTAAATGCAAAATGTACTTTAATATAAAAAACGCCCTATAATAAGGGCGTTTTCTTATTTCATATATACATATCTTATATGAAATGTGTCTGTGACGCTCGAACCTGTTGGATTATATAAAGCTATATCTCCATTGATTGTAGGTCTAACTTGAACATAACCATTACTTGCACCACTTCCATAATATACACTACAAGCAATACAAGTAAATCCTGCTATTTCTGGAACTGTCACTTTTGCATATTCATAACTTTTAGAAGCAATTGTTTTTGAAAAACTTACATCTTTATATATAATACTGCTTAAAGTATTACCATTTACTAATATATTTTTATTAAAATAAAATGGTATATTAGCTGAATTGTAGATATGACACCAGCTTGAATTTTGTGAACCTATTGAAACAGTATTTCCATTACTAGTTGATTTTAATAGTCCTGCAACTGCCTCCATTTCTTTTGCTTGAACATTTGCCCAACCTTTCTGTCCGTTGCGAAATTTATATACATTTATGGCATTAGCTGTATCTTTTCCACTTGTATTACAAGACCTATAACCCACATTCATATCAGTTGCAGAACTGTCACTTGGTACGAAATTCCATTCATTTCCTCTAGTAGGATTTATAAATTGACAGTTTAATTGTCCACTTATAGTTCCTCCTGTTAAAGGCAAATAATCTCCAAATTTATTGTTAAGAACCCTCCCTTGATTAGCACTTAGTCCTGCAATAGTAGAAGAACTACTTAAATTGTCTATTATTTCAATGCCTTGTACCTTTTTTCCATTAACTTGTAATTCTCCACCTTCATCTGGGTCGTATAGTCCTCCAAAGTTTACTCCTTTTCCTTTTACAGCTGACCATAAAACTGTACCGTCTGAAATACTTGCTGTTTCAATATCCTCTGATAATTCATCTGTAATTCTTATTTGAACATCATATTCCGTTCCTAATGCAAAAGTTACATCTGAAATAGTTATATTATCTGCTGTTATCTTTCCTCCTGAAATACTTAATCTGTTTAATATGCTTACCCAATCTCCATAACTACTTGCTGTTTTAGCTTTCATTCTTAATTGTGCTGTTTTTATATTATTAGTTGTTGTTCCAAAATTAGTCGTAGAATAAGTACCTGTCATTGTTAGCTGAATATTTTCTCCTACTCCATCAACTCTATCTATTCTCAATGTTTTTATACTACATTCAGTATAATCTACAACAGAGAAAGATTTAGATTTTGGAGTTTGATTTCCTCTACTGTCAACTGCATAAACTGTAACATCATTTGAGTTTACATTGTTTATAGTTCCAGTTACATCAGCTGTTGATGAATAAGCAACAGAAACACTTGAACTTCCTGCTATAACATTATAGTTTACAGGTGTTGCTGAATTTTTGGCAACCATTTTATTGGCAGCACTTATAGTAACTTTTAAGTTGCTATATTTTTTTATTATTTTAGAACTATCTCCTGTTAAAGCTAATGTTTTAGAATTTATATCTTGATATGTAAAATTAGAAAATATAGGGTCACTATTTACTACACTAAAAGTTCTATCAACATAATGATAATAATTGCTTCCATTACAAGTTGTTCTTAAATAATATCTTAAAGTAACTTGATTTGCTTTAGGTGTTTGTGCATACATATTATTTATTTCAGTAGTTGTAAAACTAAAAGTATATGTTCCACCACTCGTACTTCTATATTCTGCAATTGCTACACTTCCAGCTGTATTATAAATACCCACAACTGTTGTATATCCTCCTGGATTTGTGTATTTAACAGTCGCACTATTTCCTATGTTTATATTTGGAGCTTCAGTTATTTTTGCATAATCATAAGTTGTAATAGCTTTATTATCAGTTGTAGTCCATAATTGACTATCTGTTCTTTTAACTCTAATCTTTACATTGTAGGTGGTTGCTGGACTTAATCCTGTTATTATTCCTCCTGAAGGATAAGCAGTCCAAGAACCGTTGTTTAAAGAATATTGAGTGCTATCAATTGTGGAATCTACACTATAACTCATAGTGATAGTATTTATAGTTCTTGATAATGAAAATGCTGTTATAGCTGCATAGCGTGGAATAGTAGGTAATTCTACTGAAACACTAACAGAACCACTTTTTAATGCATATTGACCATAAGAAGATGTCGTTGCAGTTGTTGTAAAAGAACCACTTAAAGTAATTGTTTTAGTTCCATTACTCTCATGTGCTACATCAAAAGTTCTTTCTCCAAATGTTACCCAACTATTAACTGTAAATTTACTAATTTTTTTTGCTGACAAAGCTGTTCCTTGTATAGTCGTTGTTTGATTTGGTCCATAAGTATTATAAGCACTTTTAGTTGTTCTGACTTGCAATTGCACAGTAATGTTCGTTTTATTAGTAGAAGCACTATTGCTATTAGCCTTATATCTTAATCTAATGCCATATTCTGGTTTTCCTGATGTTCCACCAGTTAATTTAACTGTACCACCAGTGTTTGAAGTTGTGTACCATGTATTTAATGCTATTGCCATGTGTTTTCTCCTTTCCTAATAAAATAATAAATATTCTAAGTTGTTAATTACTTGTTCTTTAAATATAAAAGATTTTATTTGTAAACTTTCATTACTGTAAATTTTATTAAATCTAGCCATATCTTTGTTGATTTGAAATATATCAATAGCTTTATATTTTGCTACGATTTCATCTTCATCAATAAACATTTGATTTTGTCCTGATTCAATAGAAAAACCTTTTTCGTCCATTTTATAGTTCTTACCATAAACTTCTCCTGAATATTTACTCCATGCAGATGCCACTGTATTATATTCCAATTTTACATCTGCCACTTCATAATAACCACTCAAAGGTACTAAATAATCAAATAAAGGAACTCCTATTGTAGAACCTGTTGGTAACGCATTACTTGGAATAGCTAATGTTTCCCATTCTATAAATTGATTATTTGCATATTTTGCTCTTTTAACCAAATTAGTAGTTTGATTATTCCAACATAATCCTCTGTATGGTGTTGGTTCTGTATCTCCAGTGTAAACTTGAAATACAGGATAAAATGTAAGTCCTGCATAACATGTTTTAATTTCCATTGTATCATATATTGAAGGAGTTTGATAGTAGAATCCAAAGAACTCTCTATAAGTCCATAGCTCTCTTGTATCTTCATTATATAAAGTCATGTGAGTATTTAATATTTCCCATTGTGAAGTTTCTTCATTATAAGTTTTAGGTAAGAAAATACTTGTATCTAACCATGTTTTTGTAGTATCTGTTGGAGCTGTCGGACTTACTGTAACCATTATAAAATCTTCCCTTTTAGGAATCTTTATTTTTAATTGTATTTTAGTTAATTCTTTACAGTCATCTGGTGTCAAGAATATTATTGGTTCATAAATAGAATAAGATATTTCACTATAAGTAAAATTGTCTTGGTCAAAGAACATTACTCCTACACCAATATTTCCTGTTACAATGTTGTTTTTCAACATACAAGATATTGTCATATATTCTTCAGATTTATTTATTGTTATTGGTTGTGTAATATTAAATACATGGGAAACAGTATAATCATATTTTCCATCAATTTTTATTACTCTACCACTCATAGTTCTGGTTGCAGCTCTAGTTCCATCTGTAAATTCTTCATTACTTGTAGTATGAATAAACAAATTATTGCTATCCATAACTGTTTTCCTCAATAGAGGTGTTTCTTTCCATTTTCCATCTGCTGAATATCTATACATTTGGTTTGCCATATAATTTCCAGATGTTAAAGTACAATACCAAAAATCATTTTCCTCTGGATTCTCTGGAGGATAATCGCTCTCTATATAAGGAACTTTTAAATGTGATAGCCAATAATCAAACCCATTTATCATAGCACTATTTCTTATTAAGTTATCTCCACCTATATTACTAATTGCTATTGATAAGTCTTTTGATGTTTGCTTTATTTCATTTATTGACTCTGTCGTATTGCTTTCCAATTCTTTTACCGAACTAGAAACTTCTCCTATGCCAACTTTTATTTCTGCAATACTTTCTGTATGGTCTACTACTGTATTAGTTAAGTTATCTACCTTATCGTTAGTTTGTGTTACAGATGCTTTTATTTCATCATCTGCTTTAGTTAAGTCAGATTTAGTTTGAATTAGTTCTTGGTCAAATCTTTTTGTTGTTTGCTCTAAACTTTCTCCACCAGTATAGTATATTACAACTTTACTTGAATCTAAAGTTCCATTGCTTATCTCATTTGTGGCTTTTACAGCTTTCTTAAATATACTTGTACTCTCTAATGTTATATCGCTTAAATCTATTATAGCATCTGAATAATCCCATATTCCATATTCATAATTTACTACTCTTAACTGCTCTATATCGTTCTCTGTTCCTGCATAATTTATTACATCTACAATATAGTTTATATCTACTGTTTCAAGCTCATACCCTGGCACTTTATTTAATAGGACTGTTTCTACTGTTAATTCTTTACTTGGCTTACATAAATCTTGTAGTTTTCTTTCTCCCCATTCTTTAAGTTGCATTGGTTCTGTTATATCAGGATTATTAACAATAGCTTCTAATACTGTATCTGTATAAGTAAAATTAGTTAGCCATTCACTTCCGTCATTTACTGTTTTTATATTTAAGTTTCCTTCACCTAAAGGACATAATTTAGTTATTATTTTATTGTTATACATCTTTTCAGATGACTGCATATTTTTAGCATACTTGACTTCATATCCTGAATAAGGCAAATATTTGGTTTCATCTCTGTGATGAACTTTTTTATTTAAACTATCAAAGATTAATATTCCACCCCATAGTTCTTGAACTTTCATAATATTTTCATAAATATCTGTCATATCAGTTTCTAAGTCGAATTTTCCTTCTACATCACAAGTTCCAGTAGTCCACCCAGTTCCATATAGAAGTCCATCTAAAGCATAACCTGATGTTCCTGGCTCAAATGCACTAACAACTTCTTTTCCATTATTTCTTAAAGGTAAGTTTCCATTAGATAATATTACAACCATAAATGTATCTACAATGTCAAAGCCAGTAGTACTGTTCCATACTCTAACATATTTTCTTGATAATAATTGTTGTCTTTCATAAGCTGTTACTGTAACTAATTCTTCTCCATTATCACTGATTGTTTCATTAAAACTTCCATCAAAATTGGTAGAAAACACCATGTCTTCTACTATATATAAATTCTCTGGGTTTTTAATTTGCTCCCATTTAGGATTGTTAATTGAAATTGAAAAGGTAAGTGTACTTTCAGCATTTTGTGTCTTTTTAATTCTAGGATTTATTATAGTATCTCTATCATCTTTTTTAAACTCTGCTATATGATTTTCATTTTTATCTAAGACATAAACTACTTCTGGTTCTATTTGAAATTCCATCTTTACCTCCTATAATTTTAAATCATACCACTTTACATTCACTTTTGTTGCATCTGTTATTCCACTTGATACACTTAATGTATTAATTCCATTTTGTACTTTTGGAAATTGATGATTATAAACCAACATTGCATTAGTTTTTACTCCAGCTGAAGTAATATGAGTTATTGTTGAGTTTCCACTATCTATAATTATTTTATTACCTTCTAAAATATTTTCATTATATTTCATTTCGTAATTATTAAATGTTATAATAGGTTTTAATGCTGGTCCTTCTATTGTAAATATTGCTCCTGTTTCCTTTATCGTAGAACTACTTTTACTTCCATTACCTATTATTTCACTTTCTGTCAGAGCTTTTGCATAAGATTCAGATGATTTTAAAGGAATAGTAAATTGTAAATGTTTAGGATATTCTATTGTTGTTAAAGCTCCATTATATTTCACATCATAAAATTTACTTTTTCTTTGCATAGCAAAAGTCTTTGTTGTAGTTTTTATTGAATTTAAAAAATTATTCAAAAAATTTTCTTCTTCTACTTTTTGTTCTGGCGTTAAATTATCATCTGTATAACAAACGATTTCAAAAGGAATTGGCTCATACACTGTATTTAAAGGAATATCGCCATCTCTACCAGCTATTCTAACAGAAGCTTCTGTTGCTTCTGGCATACTAGGAATACTACTCTCTGCAAAATTTATTAAATATTTTTTACTTGTTGTTGAATCTATTGGAATAACTAAATATCCCATTGAAGAAATGTAAAAATCAAAATTTTCCATAATTATCTCTCCTCTTAATATATTATATCATAAACGAACAGCAATATAAATACTACTGTTCGTCTTTTTCTGGAAAAACTATTTTCAACGCATCTTCTATTGAACGAGCGAACCCCGCATAGCAGCCCATTTGTTGCATTACTTTTATAAAATTCTTTTGTTGGTCACTAGCACTCCCGAACTGGTGTTTTAAGTTCTAAAAAAAATGCTTTTCCTCCTGGTTTTACTCCATATAAATCACTATGTCCTGGAGTTCCTATTTTTATTTCTTGACCATATTTAGTATAAAAATTGCCAACATTGCATCTAAATACTTTACAACCTTTTTTACTTAATTCTAATCTAACTCTATCTTGTATTTTAGTTTCTTCTTTTTTAGGCATACTTACTCCTTATCAAACGGTTTATTATCAAATATAAATGTAAAAAAATATTCTTCAAAATTATTGTCAAATAAATCTTCTACCCAATATTGGTTTATATCCCAATACCCTGCTAAATTTGTTTCTCTTGTATTTACTTTAAATAATATTCTTAAATTTAAAAAATCAATCCAACTTTGCATTTTACTATACTTTATATTTACTGTATGTTTTTTTAAATAATCAATTGCATAATCTAACCAATAATTTCTAATGCTATGATTACTAAACCAAAAAATAATTTGTTTCATAATTCGTATCACCTTTTCCTTGGAACAAACACTCCTATTCTTTTAGCCATTACATAAGCAAATCCTGGTTTGTATCCTTTCATCTTTGCAAATTCAGTAAGTTCAGCCCAAGTAGTACATTGCTCAACTGATTCATAATATTGAACTTTATCTGCAACCGAACTTAAATATTGCTGTCTTTTTAATTCTCTTTCTTCTTCTACTTTTTTTAGTTGAACTTCCTTTATATTCTCAATTTCTATTGCTGTAAGTTCATATTCTGCTCCACAATAAGGACATACATCTCCACCTTCAAATGTACTAAAACATTCTTTGCATACTCGTATTCTCAATGTTCCATCATCATTTTCATTGTCATATTCTTTTACTTTTTTCTTTAAGCTCCAATCTCTATCCATTGTAGGCATACCGTGTCTAAAAACATTTCCAACATAATCAATTATAATTGCTTTTTTACCTTCTACTGGTGTTAATACTCTACAAGCTTGTTGTATAAATAATGGCAATGATAATGTTGGTCTTAATAGTAATCCAACATTTGCACTAGGTAAAGTCATACCCTCGCTAATTAAATTACAATTACATAAAATAGTAAACTTACCATCTTTAAATTCTTGTAAGATTTTTTCTCTCTCTTGCTCTGGTGTTTTAGAATCCATGTGTTTTGCTGATATTCCATTTTCATTAAACATATCACAAACTTCTTTTGAATGTTGTATATTTACACAATAAGCAATTGCCTGTTGACCTTTTCCTAGTTTTTCATAATATTTTAAAACATCTCCATAAATCTTTTTAGAAGACATTTTTTCTCCTAATTCTTGATTATTAAAATCTCCACAAGATTTTTTTACAGTACTTAAATCCAAATTTAAGTCTGGAGCATAGTATTCATAATCTGCTATCTTTCCTCTATTTATTAGCTCTTTTGCTCCTATTCCTGTTACAATTACATCTGCTAAATTTAATGGTTTTCCATCTAATCTAGCTGGAGTAGCTGTAAAAAGAACTCTCCTACAATCATAGTATTCACAAACTTTTTGATAACTTGATGCTCCTGATATATGTGCTTCATCTATTATTATTAAATCCACAGGTCCATTTTCTCCTAAATGTCTTGCTTCAGTAAATACCGATTCTATCCTTACATTAGGGTTTTCTAGTTCTAATGTTTCAAATAATTCCCTATGTTGATTTAACAATGAATTTCTATGTGCTAAAATTAAAACATGAGAACCTTTTTTGCAACCACTATCTGTTATTGCAGCCATTATATATGATTTACCACTTCTACAAGGCAATACAGCACAAACCCCTTTTGCTCCATTTCTAAATTCCTCTTTTATTTTGTCATAAACATATTGCTGATAATCTCTTAATTTTATTTCCACTACTTATTTTTCACCTTACTCATTCTTCTTTTAAATCTTTTGCGATTAAATCTCTGACATATCTACTTAATCCTTTGTTTTCTTTTTCTGCTTTTTTTCTCGCATTTTCTTTTAAATGTTCTTCAATTTTAACATGTAAAAATGTATTTAATTTTTTCATTTTGTTCTCCTTTACAATATATCATTATTGTATATAAAAATCTCTAAAATGTCAACACCTTTTTGAAACAATATAAAAGGCTTAGAACCAGTCTAAACCTTTCATAATTTTTACATAAGATAATACAACTTATTCGGTAGGACGGCGTACCCTACATCTCTTGCAAGACCTATCCCCATACAGCTTTTGGGTAGATGCTCTTTACGGATAAAACTTAATCTTTCTTTCCTCTTATCCAATCTCATTCAGCTTTAGCTGTTGTATCTATATAGGTGTGATAGCTGCCTCTTTCTATCCTCGAACACTATTATTATATTATTTCATTTGAATACCGTCTATTGTATGACCATATATTCCACCATATTCATTACCATTTTCTCCAAAGCCTCTAGCCCATGGTAACCAACCATCTTCAATTGTATGCACTCTATAATCCACATAGCCTTTAGTTGACTTTATACGAATACCATCAATAGCTTTTCCATAAAGTCCAGCATAAGAATTTGGATTATTTTTATCATTCTTTTTGTAATCTTTACTATTAACAGCACCTAACCAATTTCCACCTTTAATATGTGCTTCATATATAATATCCCCATTTTCTGGAATACATCTAAAACCTGAAATTGGTCTTCCGTAAATACCTGCATATCCATCTGCTGTATTATCACATTTCTTAACTTCTGGTAACCATTCATTTGTATATGCTTGATATTTTATTACGCCTGTATAATCAGGTTCTGGTGTTGGCTCTGGTGTTGGTGGTGTTGGTCCATCTACATCAAATTTTGGTCTACCATATCCTACTATTTCAGGAAGATTTAGTGGATATGTATGTTTTGCTACTTCACTATTGTTTGTATTTCCTTCTACTGTATAAACTCTGCCATTTTCTACTTTATAAACTAACCCTGTATGATATATGTCATCTCCATTACCAAAGAAAATTTGGTCACCAATTTCAGGTGTTTTATAAAATTGTCCTTTCTTTTTATAGAAATTCATAGAAAAATAACAACCTGCTCCAGTAGATTTTTTAGGTTGGCAAAGTAACTCTAATGCTCTTTCTTCTCCAACAACTGCAAATACACACCAGTCATAAAATACATCACACCAATCATAACCATTTTTAGGTCCATTATAGAAATCTTTTAAATTATCTAAATCTCTCGCATACTTAGTATATTTGCCACCTGCATTAGCTGTTTTGTCATCTAAATCTTTATTACTTCTTTTGCCTAAATATCCGACTTCTTCTAATGCTTTATTTACAATTAGTTGTTTTTCATTCATTTACTATTCCTCCTTTTTGGTTACTTTACTTCCTAATAAGTATGTACCTATAACACCTTGTAAAACAGCAATTACTTGCACTATTTGTGTTGCATAAGGTATTGTAATACCTTCTACTGCATTTATACCAGCAACTAATGCTGCTATAATTGCTAATATATTTGTTGTATATTTTGCTATTTTTTTCAATTGTTCCATACCTATTTCCTCCTTTCTCTATTTTAATCCTAATTTATATGCAATATAAGATAACAATACACCTAGTATTGCATAAAATAAATAATCAATTAGTTTATCCCATTTTTTCCCTTTAGAGCCAATATCTCCTGTTATTTTGTCGTCTAACTTTTTGTCTATTTTAGAAACAGCCGATTCTACTTGCTCCATTCTGTAATCCATATTTTTTAATATAGCATTAGTTTCTTTCAATTCAGCAATTTCCCTTTCATGTTCATCTAATCTTTTTGTATTTGATTTTTCTCTTTCTTCCAAATGAGCCACTTTCTCTCTTAATTCTATGTTATCTTCCATAAAACCTATTTCCCCTTTTATTTTGGAATTATCTTTATTCTATTATAATTATATCATAAATAAAAATAAAAAGATAGGCATTTGTTGAAAAATGTACCTATCTTTTCAGAATAGTATATGAAAACAATTAAAACTATAATTATTATATCATATTTATTATTAAAAGTAAAATATTGGAGCTACCTCCGTGAATCGAACACGGTCATGTCTGATTTGCAGTCAGATGCTTTCCCACTTAGCAAAGGTAGCATATAAAGGTCCGCCTATTAAGACCTTAATATTATTCAGGAATTTCTGTAAAATATGTGAATACTTTTCCTTCTTTCGCATCTTTATCTTTTATAAAATCCCTTGTCAAATATACATACATTTCAAGTTGTTTTTCTGTATCATTAGGAACAAATCTTTCAACAGTATCTTTATTGTCATTATATTTTGAGTTCATTACAACCCAAAAATCAACATCTCTTATATCGCTTAAATTATACATATCTCTTATTGATTCAGTTTCTTCTAAACTCCAATGCATTTGATATGGTTTCATATTCATAATAATTTCGTATGCCATATCTTTATTTAACTTTTTGCCATTTGTAGCAATATATAAATCTAATTCTATTTCTTTATATAAATCATAATTGTTTTGGTATAAATATTGCATAACAGTATCTAAAGTTTTTGTTAAACTTTTTAGCATTTCTTTATTATCTGATTCAATAATATCATTAATGGTTTCCTTATACATTTTTCACGACCTCTCTTAGAATTTCTTTTATTTCTTCATTTTGTTTTATAATTTGTTTCAAATAAATGTTAGTCTGTTCACTTAAAATCCCATCTTGTTTTTGTAAATGCTTCATTATTTCATCATTGCTTACTTGACTAACATTTAATTGATAATCTACAATTTGTAATAAATTAGATATAATATTTAGTATAAAAAATATATCAAAATCATTATTATTATCCATATTATTAATCCACAATCCAAACATATTCTACTTTTCTATCAGTGCAATCAAAACTGTCATATATAACACCATTTTTAGAACAGGTTATATGTCCTTGCATTGTTATGAGTAAAGTGTTGTTAGGATATTTATTAGAAATATATCCCACAGAACCTCTTGCATAAGGTAATCTTTCATATCTTTTATCTAAATAATTAATTATAAAATTTTTATCATTCATCATAGTTCCTTGTGCTTGTGCAATATCGCTTAAATGTTCATATACATAATCCCAACTTTTACATGTTGCACAGGAAATTGCTCTTATCGTACAGTCATCAGCATCTTTTCCCAAAACATTAGCATTATAATACCTATACAAATTACTAAATCTCACTTATTCTTCTTGCAGTTCTTTTAATTTTTTCCATTTGTTCTGGGTTTTCTACTTCTTCCATTAAATAACAGAAAAAATCTTCTGCTGATTTTAGCATATAGTCAAAAGCTTTTTCTTTTTCTCGTCCATTATATCTACCACTTTCCATATAATTTCCATAATGCTCACGCATTTCTTCAATCATATCTTCTCCTCTATAATTTCCTCTGCTTCTTTCCATATATCTACCTCTGGAATCTCTTGTTCTTCTTCCATAGTCACTTTCATCATAGTCATCATAACCTCTATATCTCATATTTAAAACCTCCTTCTTTACTTTCCAATATTCTTCATTGGCTAAATCTTTATGAATATCAATAAGCTTTCCTAAAGCTTCTAAGTTATTAACATTAATGCCTTCTTCTACTATCGTAGATATTTTTTCATTAATTTGTTCTATTAATTTTTCTTCCATTTGTTAGTCCTCCTTCTATTTAGGATTTGAAGGAGTATTTTTCTTAGCGTTCATTACAGCTGGTCCTTCTACAATATTATTTAGAGTGGCTGTTGTTGCTACTGGAATACTTGTTCCTGCTGTAATGCTTGTGCCAGGCAAACAATTATTTCCTATATATTTAAACACTCCTGTATTAACTGCTGTATTTACTCTCGTTGGATAAAGTCTTCTAGTTCTTACTTGTGAAGCGTAAATTGGAGTACAGTCTTTATTCAAGAATGGATAGCCTACCGTAGCATCTCCTCCAATAGTAAATACGACTTGTGCATTTAGTGTTGTATCTGTTGGAATAGATTGTGCTAGTACTATACAATATTTTTGACAATTTCCATAAGACCCTGCTGGTAAATCTACAATTAACTGATTAACTGTGGAATTAAATACAATGCTCTGACTTAAAATAAATTTATTACATAATCTACAATTTTGAACACATTCTGACATTTTTATTACCTCCTTGTATATTTTTAAAAAAATGGGATAGTGTGATACTATCCCATAAAATCACACTAAAAAGTGGAAAATATTAAATTAGAAATTTCCGCAGTTGCAACCGCTATTGCACCCTGTATAATTGTATGATTGATATGGGTTGCAAGTTATATATGCAGGAACTGGGCAAGGTTTTAATTGGTCAATCAAGTAAGTATTTTGTCTTTCTTGACTTGCTGCTAATCTTAAAGCATTAATTTCATTTTGTTGTGCTTGAATTTGAGCGTTTTTATCCTCAATTCTATTAGCAACTAATTCATCATGTAATGCTCTGTAATTTGCATTTTGGTTTTCAATTAAATCTCTTGTATTTAAACACATTGCATTTTGTAATGCATTAGTGTTCATTGCCATATTATAGTTTACATCTTTTATTGATGATTGAGTCTTGCAACAGCAGTCAGCTATTTCTTGTCTTATATCACAGCAACAATTTGCTAATTGAGAAGCAAGATTTTGTGTTCCTAATCTAGTTTCATAACCATTTGTAGTAATAGCTTGATTTACTCCACTAAATCCTTGGCACATTGTTTGTTGAACTCCTGAGAATCCATTTAACATACCTGTGTTCATTGCATAGAATCCATCACATAATCCTTGTTGTATAGCATCAGATTTTCTCTCTAAAGTAGCAGTAGAGCTATCTATTTGTCTTTGTAGAGTAGCAAAGTCACTAGCTAATACATAGTTATCAGCTGCACCAGAACTTTGTCCTCCTCCAAAACCGTTACCATTTCTTCCCCAGCCCATAAAAGCAAAGATTAAGAAAATAATAACCCACCAGCTTCCATTATCACCAAAACCGTCATTATTTCTTCCAGTATTTCCTGATAGTAGAGCAACATCTGAAGCACTTAAAGCTCCATCTCCGTAATTCATAATAATTCCTCCTTCTTAAAATAATTTATATTAATATTGCAATATTAACTTTTTATTTGTTTCATAAATTCTGCAAAAGATTTATCAAAATCCATTCCTCTCTCTTTACAAATATTCCTTGCAAAAGTTTCTATTTGTTGTGTATTTCCGCTTTTAGCCATTTGCATTAGTTGTCCTAACATAGGATTAGAATTTTGCCCCATCATATTCATTACAAATTGTTGAGGATTTTTTATTCCTTGCAAAAATTCCATTGGATTCATATTATCAATCCTTTCTATTACTTAAAGTTTCATTTACTTCTTTCATATCTTCTGTTAAATCTTTGATTTGTCTTTTCATTGTTTTAATATCATCTTTTAAATCTAAGTTGTTTAATTTACTTAATTTTTCTTCTAGTTGTTGCTCTGTTATATAAACATCTTTTACCTTTTCTTCTTCTTTCATCTCAATAGGTTTATATACAACTATTTTGCTTGTACCATCTGGTTGTAATTGTTTAGTTACAATAGCAGTTCCATCTGTTAGTGGAAAATAAGTTACACTTCCATCTAATGGAATATCCATTGCCTTTACTACATCTATACTATCTACTGATTTCCCTTGTAACTTTAAAGCCATATCTGATTGAATTGGCTTTTGTATTTGATTCACTTGTGGTTGTATTGTTGGTTGAGAAGATTGAGTATTAAATCCATAAGCTGGTTGATACCCATAATTGTTTGGCATTATTCCATTACCGAAATAAGGTTGATTATAATTCATTTTTCTTTTCCTCCTATTATTTTTTTGCCTATAAAAACAAGAAAAGACAGTTCTTGATAAAAGAAACTGCCTATTTCCTGAAAGTAATTACAATAGGCGAATAATTACTTTCTATAATTATTATACTTTAAATACTTTTTTCTATCTAGTCCGACTATAACAATTTTTTTTTAAAAAAATTAGGAACCTTTTACAAGGTTCCTCTTTAAAAGAAAGGTATGCTCCCAAAATGGTAGCAAGAAATTTATATAAATGAATCATATCCCACAATATATTCTAATGCTTAATGCAATTTTATCTAATTTTTCTACTATTCTTGGATTATCTAATGATAATTTTTCTGACATTTCAGTAAATGTCATTCCTTCTTTAAATTTATATTTATATATCAAAAACAACAAATTGTCTTGTTCTTTTAATTTCTTTTCAAATTCAATAAGTTCATTGCTCATAGAATTATATTTAATATATTCTTCAATATCTTTATATTTACTATCTTTTCCTTTCCACATAAACATCTCTTTTGTATCTGCTCTACCTATTGAAACAAAACCAGTAAATATTGTTAAGAAAATTATTGCAATTAAATCTAATGATGATAATGAATATAAGCTTGTAAATACAAGAAATGACCATAAAGCACATCTGTATGCTTTATTATAATGTTTAGGTTTGCCTATTATCATTCTTGTTAAAAAGAATGTAACCATAAACATTATTCTAATATTCATATCTACATTAAATATATTTCCTAGGAAGAAAATTATTACTGTTTCTATGATATTAAAACTTAACACCTTAATAAAATTTAAAACTTTAGTATCTTTCATATCTTACTCTCCGTCTTCTGGACTGTAAAACCAGAACCAACTGTTGCTCCAATCCATATCAAACACCTCACTTTCCTGTAAATATTGCATATATTAATCCAATATTTATAATACAAAACATTACATTGAAAGCTATAATACTTATGTTTCGAAGTGTTAAACTTCTTATTGTTGCGTTTTTATGTCTGTTCCAGTTCTTCGTATATTTATTATATAATAAAAATATTTTATTTCTTATTAAATATAATACTAAAAACATTAATATTCTATTAATTATTAACAATACAAAATGGTCAACTCCAAAAACAATTTGAACCATACCACATGCAAAACTAATTAATATCAATATTATAGATGCTGCTGCGAATAAAAATATGTCAGTTATTTGTGCCTTATCTCTATACAATACTTTTAAATTTACAAAGCTCATAAAAGTATAAATAATTTGAATCCATATATTAAATTGTAATATAGATGTTAATGCTAAATACTCTAAAACCATTATTGTTATAAATAATAGTCTTCTTTCTTTTAAATTTTTACCTATTATCAAGAATAGTGAGAAATATAATGCTTCACATACTTTTTCTAATAGTAATATGAGTATATCATTCATCTTAACTCCAATTCTCCTAATATATAAATATAGGTGAACCTTTTTCAGTTCCACCTATATTATAACAATAAATTTATAAAATTGCAATTATTTTTTTATATTAAATTTACTTTCTAACATTTTCTCAACTTTTTTCGTCAAGAACTCGGCGTCTGTTTTATTTTTTATATTAGCATCTATCCTTACTAAATCACCTTTTACAGTTATTGTAGGTCCACTTGATACTATATTAGATGTTTGGTTGTTCTTAACTAAACTTGCAAGTCTGTTTATTCCATCAGCCCATTCAGGTTTTAATACTACTTCATTTGGTTTTAAAATAGCCCAACCTTCTTGATTTCCTCCTACTATTCCTCCATTATGAAATTTAGGGATTTTTAATTTATTACCTGTATAAATTAAATTTCTATTCTTTATACTTGGGTTGGCTGCCATTATCTTACTTACTGTCGTTCCATATTTCTTTGCTATTGCTGATAAAGTATCACCAGATTTTATTTTATATGTTACATATTCCTTTTTAGTTTCTGTTTTTTTAGTTGTTGTTGTCTTTGTTGCTGGTTTTAATGACTGCTCTAATTTCTTAAATTCAGCACTTAGTGGGTCTACAAATCCTTTTTTGTAGATTTCAAATAATTTCTCTGATGCAATTCTACTATCTTCAAAAATTATTTGATTTGTTTCAGAAAATAATTTAACTCTAGCATCATAAATTCGTTGCAATTTATCAATTTGTTTTTGTGTAGACTCCTCAATTGCTTTTATCTGTGCTTCTTGTGCATCTTGAATTGCTTTTACTTGTGCATCTCTTTGGTTTTCTATTGCTTCTATTTTGTCTGAAATATCCCAATCTTCTTGTTGTTGTTTCCATTCTTCATCTAATTCTTTAAGATTTTTCTTTGCTTCTTTTAAAGCTTCTTTTGCCTCTCTACCAGTTCTTTGCTCCCAGTATGAAATATCTGTTAAGTGTTCTTGTCTTTTCTTTTGATATTCCTCTTTAGCTCTTATTCTGTCGTTCTCATTTTCCACTTTCTTTAAAGCATCTATTCTTTTTTGTGCTTCTTCTTCTATAAGCTCTATCTTCTTTGAATTAGTTTCTTTTAATTGTTCAATTTCTTTATCTCGTGCATCTTCTAAAGCTTTTATTTCTTCATCTAAAATATTTTTTAAATAGTCAAAATATTCTAATCTATAATCCTCTAATTTTTCAGTATATTCTTTCTCTAATTTAGCTCTATCTTCTGCATTTAACCATGTCGCTTTCTTTATTTGTTTCAAATATTGTTCATGTCTTTTTATTCTTTGCTGTGTTATATAAATAAAATCTTTATTAGATAGTTGCCCTAATTCTTTTTGTTTCTTTACCCATCTATTCTCTTTCTCTTCTATTGTATCAAAATATGTTTCTAATACTGATAGCTTTCTTTTGTATTCTTCTTCTGCTGCTTTCTCAGCATCTGTTTTAGATGATGATTTATTAGATTTAGACCCTTTTCCAGAACCAGATGGTGAGTCAATTGTTGGTGTGTCTTTTTCTTTTGAAGGAGTATATGGTTTTACTTTTGATTTTAAAGTTGTATATGTAAATTGTGTTTTTCCCAATTCAGCCAAATCTGCTCCAAAAGAATTTAATGCTGTTCCTAATTTCTTGATTGAATCTCCACCTTTACCTGTTATATCAAACCCAAATGTAGGTAATTTTAATCCATCAGGTATTCCTTTTTCATTAGTATGTAATCCAAAACTTCCACTTATAAAAGGAGTTCCTGTTATTGTATAATTAAATTGACTAATAGCATTACCAAGAGTTTGCAATACTTTTCCCATAGAAGTAGTAACATTTTTAGTAGACAAAGCAACTTGATTTGCTGATGCATTTAATGCTGCATTTAATGCATTTGCATTGCCATTCAAAGCTTCTGTAATATATGCATCTGCATTTGCAACTTCATTTGCATTTTTTCCCATAGAATCAAAAACTGCATTTGTAATTGCTGTATAAGCCTCTTGATTTGATGTCTTCATTTTTTGCAAACTATTCGCTACATTATTTGCCAAATTTTGATATGCTTTAGTTGTTATATCAGAATTTTTAAAAGCAGCTTCTCCTGCTGAATTTGCATGTTCTGCAATATAATCATAATTATCTCCAATGGTTGTTATTAAATCTCCCATTCCTGATAATTCATTAATTGCATTGCTCAAACTATTCGCATATTCATCTACATTTCCAGAAGCATCTTTCCATACTTTTGAAATATCATCATAAACCAAATTATTTTGTTCTATTCTTAATTGCAACATATTATCTGCTGCTTCTTTTATTCCTTGTGAATAATCCGCAAAACTTATTGTGTCTGACATTAAGCCAGAATTTAAACTTGATATTCCTTCTGCCAATGAACGGGTTGTTTCTGCAAAAATAGCTTGATATGCTTCAAGTTCTTCTCCTTGTGTAGATAAATCTATGCTTTTTATCTTTTCTTGCATCAAATTAAAATATTCTTCTATATTTATTTTCCCATCAGAAAATTGTTGATTTATTCCTTGAATTTCTGTAATTAACTTTTTAGGTCCTTCAATATTATAACTATCTGCAATTGCTTGTAAAGACGCACTTAATGTATCTGTATATCCAGCCATTGCATACAATTCTGATAATGCGTCTTTATATTTGTTAGTTGCTTCTGTTGCTGTATCATTTTTTTCTTTTACATTTTTTAAAGCTCCTTCAACCAATTTTAAAGACTCTGAAACATATTTGTTACCATCATTTACTGCTTCTAATTTTTGTTTCCATTCTTCTAATAAACTGATTTTCTTTTGTATGTCCGAATTATTAAATTCATACATTTGGGGATTAATACTTATGTCATTTATAGTTCCCAAAATAGTTCTTTGTGCTTTTGATATTCCTGCTTTAACAAATCCTTCTGCTAATACTTCATTATTTCCCTTAAACATTGCATCAAACCAATTTCCTTGAATTTCACTTGAATTTATTAAATTCAAATTTTCATTTGCTGCATCTGCTGCTCCTTTCAACTCTTTTACTTCTTGTTTTTTCTTTTCATATTCTATACTTTTCAAAATTTTCAATTGTTCTTGATACTTGTCATTAACTATTTTTACTACTTCTCCTTGGTCATTGGTTTTACTTGTTATAAGTTCTACTTGTTTTCCTGTATCTTTTATTTTAGCATTAATTTGTTCTTGCAATTCATAAATTTTTTGGTTTTCTTCTGGTGTTCTTTTTTCTTTTTTTGCTAATTTTTCATATTCCTCTCTTAGCTCTTTTATAGCAGTTGCTTCTTCATTATATTTACTTGCATTATCTTCTGCTTGTTGCTTCAATTCTTTATTTTTTTTAATTATTTTTTCATCAGCATGAATCCAATTATCAATTGCAGTAACCAATAAAGTAATAGCCACCGTAATTCCTGCTGAAATAGCAGCTTGTAAAATTATAGTTTTAGCTGTTAAGATTATTGTTTTTGCAGTAGCCTTTGTTAAATATGTAGAATATCCAGTTAAAGTTTGTGTACCTTTTTCGACTTCTTGTGAATAAGCTTTAAAATTTTCATCTGAATTTGCAATTATTTTATTGTACTGCTTTTCTTTTTCTGTAACATTAATTATTCCTTTAGCATAATCATCATAAACTTTTCTAATATCTTTTATATATGAAGTAGCTTTTATATATGTTCCTGCTTGTGTACTTTTATTTAATGTAGTTAAAGCTAAAGTAACAGCACCTATTGCAGTTGGTAAAAGTCCAATATCTTTTATTAGTCCATTTATCCCACTTGCAATGTCTTTACCAAAGCTTAATAAATTTCTAAATACATCTTCTAATCCATTATCCCATACTTCTGTTTTTAATTTTAGTAATTCTGCATTAAATTGTGCTTGTGCAGCTTTAGCTGTTTTCATGTGCTTTTCATTTTCTTGAATAGAATATCCAACTGAATCTATTGATGTTTTTAAAACTTGTGCATAAGTACTATCTTCTCCTGCCATTTCTCCCAATAATGAAGCACCAACATTTCTTCTAAATACAGTAAATACTTCTAATAGATTTTGCATTTCTACTGAATTTTCTTTACCTGCTTTTTTCAAGCTTTGCATTTTTTCAGAAAGTTGTTCAAATATTTCCATTATTCCTTTAAATTCTGTTTTGGTTGAATCAGTATAAATATCCAAGCCAAGGCTTTCCATAATGTTTATTTTGCCTTCTGCCTTTAATTGTTGAACTATATTACTTAACGCAGTACCGATTACTTTGCCGCCTCTTTGAGATGCTTTTTCAGCTGCAACAATAGTTGCAATTGTTTCATCAATACTTGCTCCTGCAAGATTAAATGCACTACCTGTTTTCTTTAATGCATTTAAAATATCTTCAGATGTAGTTGGGAAATTGTCTGCAACTTTATTAATTTTATCAATTATATCTCCATAATTTCCTGCTATTTCAGAGGTTGTACCTGTTGTTAATCCAAATTGTGCCATAACAGCAATCATATCAGAAGTCGCCTGTGTTGCATCTAATTCAGCTGTGTTTAAGGCTAAAAGAGTTTTTTCAGTTAATGCTAAAGATTCATCTGCATTAAAACCTGCTTGTGCTAATCTTAATGTAATATCTGCAACATTATCAAATGAATTACCATAATCTTGTGCTAATTGAATTAATTTATCTCTGTAATTGTCAATATTAATAGAACTATCATTTAACACTCTATCTATTTCAACCATTTGATATTCAACATTTACCATCTCATCTTTAACATCTTTTGCCATATTTTTTAGTGCATTAAATCCTTGATACACTAAATATGTTTTTGCATATTCTGTTATTTTATCTGCTATTGTTTTAGCTGATGTCAGTTGTCTGGAATTTATTTCTTCCATTTTATTTTGATGTTGTATATTTAATTTTTCTATATCTGCATTTTTTTGAGTTTCAATTGTTTTTATTTTTCCTGCTATCCTATTATTAGTTACAGCTATTCTTTCTGAATTTTGTTTTGACATAGTATAGACTTTATCCATATTAACTTGTGCTGCTTTTACATCTATTATTTCTGCACCTTTAAAAGAACTTTTAAACTCTTTTGAAATTTTATCAAAAGTAGTTGTAGATTTCTTACTTAAATCATCTAAAAGACTACCAATATCTAATAGTCCTTGTTTTGCATCTTGAACATCAAAACTTAATTTTGCTATATCTTTTTTTTCTGCATCTGCCATTATTTACACCTCTCATTATGAAAAATCTCTATTCATATCTGCGACTAAAGCAAGTAATTCTTCTTTACTTCCTATCTCTCCTCCTGCTTTTTCTTCTTCTTCTCCGCTTCCCATATATGGAATTGTTATAGAATAAGCTAGAGGATTATTTATATTATTCATATAAGCATTAAATTGTGGATAACTTAAATCAAGAATTTCTTGGTGAGAAAATCCTCTATTTCTTAACATTGCAAAAATCAATCCCCAATCCATTCTCTCTTTTTCTTTTTCGGAATCTTCAGCGTTATCCTTCTTAGATTCCAACTTTAGTCCGAGATTTGACTCCAAGCTAATAAAAATTCACCTATTTCCTTAAAAGACCAGTTATGTTCAACTAATAATTCTTCCGTCATAGGGATTTTTTCATCACCTGAACAATAAAATACATATCTATTTAATATCTTTAAAAAGATTTTCTTTCTTTCTTCATCAACAATATTTAAACCAAATAATTGCCATTTTACTTCTTCTTGGTTTAAACTTTCTTTATCAACTATAACAAGTGTTTTAGTTTCATCATTTTCAATTCCATTTCCAATTACATATATCATATCTTTTATACATACTGGTAATATATAATATTCTCTACCTGCTATTTTTTTCTTCTTTCCTACACCTAGCATAGTGTCTAATCCTATTTTTGTTTCATTTTTCATATATTTATTCTCCTTTATTTTAAAATAGGCACACATATTAATTATGTGTGCCTTCCAGATTGTTATTTATTATTTTGAACTATCTTTAAATTTAATTTCATAAGGTTGTTCACCTGCAAGTGGAGCATACATATTAAATGTTAAAGTTTTTGTAGCACTTGGGTCTTTTTGTAAAGAATCAACCATATCTCCAGATACTGATGCTTGTGAAATTACAACATTTACTGGTAATTTTTCTGTATCATTTAATGTAGAATATTCAGTATCAATTATAATTTTATGATACTTCATTGCTTTTCTACCTTGTGAATAAGAAATTGTTTTAGTTGTAGTCATCATTGATATTGCAACATCTTTGCCTTTATCATCTGCTGCAAAAGTAATCGTTGTTTTATTACTTGCATAAGCAATTTTAAATTCTCCTGCTGTTGGTGCTGTTTCTGTTGTAATTTTTTCATAAACAGTTCCATCACTACCAATAATTTGAATGAAATCTCCATCAGTATATTCTTCAGCTAGGTCTATTGTTCCAGCCTCTGATATTTTTTGATACTCATAAATTTTCAACATTTTGTCTGTTTGGTTGTTTGTTAATTGAGTTCCTGAACACATTGCCCAAATAGCTGGGTCAACTGTTGAGAAATCTATTGCAACAGTACCTGTAATAGCTGTTACCCTATCTCCTGCTGGATAAAAGCTGTTTCCATCTGGAATTTCTGTCTTTGTTTTTGAATTTGTTACTGTTATTGTATTTATTACAGCAGTATTTCTAATGGCATTAGCATAATCTAAAGCACCATCTGATTTTACTGGTACAAACAATACATTACCAGGTCTATCAATAACAAATCCACCTTTTGTTTTTAGGATATTTCCCATAATATTTTCCTCCTTTTAATTTTTATATACAGTAGCATAATAACTGAACCTTATGCCTACTCTTTCATAATTATTAATTATAGCAACTTGTGCTGTAATTCCTTGACATTTTAATTGTTTTAATATTCCTGATTCATTATTTATTTTTATTTCAATATCTTGTCCTGAAAACTCATCTGAAATCAAATCAAATAATTTTAATACATTATCCATATTAGTATTGTCATAATATACATTTATTTCTACTTGTGGATTTCCAAATAAATAACTATTCATTTTAATACTTGCTGCAAATGCAACAGTAATTCTTATCTTTCCATATCCTTTATATTTAATATTATTAATTGTTACTTCTGGAAAATCTTTACCTAATTCCTGTGGAACTTGTGCTGTTTTAGAAATTACTTTATCTATTAGTAATTTTCTTTTTTTATTTTTTACTGTATCTGTATCAGAATCTCTAATCGTAGGTAATTTTAAAATATTCATTATTTCACTATTTCTTGATAGTCTATCAACAAAAGCTTCTAATGTATTTGCAGCATTTAATGCCATTCTAAATTACCTCCTTTTAATATTCTATTAAAAACTTTCCAAAATTAATTGAATTTATCGCATTTTTATAAGCATTTGGTAAATATGTCTGATATAACCAATGAGTAGCAAGTTCAATTGCTTTAGATGGTGGACTAGGCTCAAAAACACCTATTTCTTCAAGATTAACTCCAGCAGCATTTCCCCATGTAGAAACTTTTTCACCAAAAATATTTATATAGCTTCCTCTTGGTCTACCTGCAATAGCTTTTCCTGGTCTAACTTTATTCCAATATTTATTTGAAATGTTTTTATAATAATCAGAAAATACTGGATTACTTTCCAACATTAAACTACCTGTCCCATAAGAATCTGCCAGTGCTGCTGGATTAGCTCTCAAATAAGCTATAATTTTATTTGAATTTTTTTTAACTTCGGCTTCAACTTCCACATAATCTTTAAAATCATTTTCGCCTCTTTTAGAATAAACTTCATCTTCCCATACACTAAAGGCATATTTTAATTCTTCTTCAAGTTTGTTTAAAAGTTCTTTAGTCAGCTTATCTACATCTAATCTCAAACCCATTATTCACCAGTCCTTGTATCATAAGTACCATAAATTCTTATAACTCCTGGAACACCAAAAGCATCAATACTTTCAATTTTAACAATTTCAGTTAAATCTTTTTCTTTATTTGCTAATACAATTCTATCTTGATTTTGAATGTTATAAATTTCCCCTTTAATATTCCTTTTAGGAATTTGAATACTTAATACTGTATTATCTTCTATTCCTGCTGCAAAATTCTTTTCATCTTTGTTTTGCATTGTAACAAAAGAAATTAAATCAGTATAAACATCTTTATATTCTTCATTTCCAGTTTCTTCATTAAATTGAACTCTTTGAATTGTTACAAAACTATTTTGTTTTATAGCATTTATGTTCCTAGTTATTTTTTGAAATTCAAATTCATTAACAGATTGTAGAATAAATAGTTCGCAAGGATTATTTTCTTTATAAAAAATATGTCCTGGTAAAACTTTCTCAATTTCATCTGCTGTTAATAATCCATCTATTGTTGCATCTCTCATAGCAATATCATAAGTAGACCTTGTACTTGGTTTTAAGCTTAAATAGCCTTTAATTTCTTCATTTTCAGAAATCTTTATATTTATTTTAAATCCTTCCGACTTTTGATATAAGTGTGCATAAGCATCATGATACATATTAATCACACTCCTTATATTGTTGTATTAGGATATTCAGATGCATCAGTTAATACTGCATAAGTATTTCCATAATTTATATCTTCATCTTGAAAATCTTCTAAAGCATTATCAACTATCTCATCACAACGGTCCAACATATCTAATGCCATTTGATTCCAGTCAATACTCAATAAAATTGTTTTTGTATTTACATTATCCATTTGTTTAGGTAATCGTGCATACATACCTAAACATAATAAATAACATACATAATAAATATATCCAATTTTTAATAATTCTTCTGGTGTACTTCCTTGTTTAATTGTATATTCAGATATTTTTTTGTTAATATAAGTTTCAGCTTGTTTTAAAAACACAGGAGAAGATATGACTTCATCTGTCAAAAACTCTTGTGGAACTCCTAAGATTGCTCTTACTTGATTTCCTAATTCTTCTGGTGTTTTTTCAAAATCAATAGCCATATCTTTATTCTCCTTTCATTTGTTAAGCTAATTGTAATATTGCAGATGCTCTTGAATCAATTTTGTTGAATCCAGCATTTTCTGTAATTACTGCTAATTGTGTTTGATTTTCAATTGTTTTGCTTACTTCATTAATTGTAGAACCAGCTTCAATTGTTTTTTCAATTGCATAGTTTTTAGCAAGACCAATTACTTGATGTTTGCTTGAAGAATCTAGTCCTAAATCTTCACTATAAACAACTCTTAAATTGTTTAATAGTCCTTGTGGGAACTCAAATCCTATTTTTGGATTTATAGCATTTGTAAAGTTTTTGTCTAGTAATATAGTACAAATTTGTGTATAAACATCTTCATCAACAATAAGTGTATCAAAATTAAATGGAGCTTGTTTTACTAAGAATTTTACTAATGTTACTTCATCTAATTTTCCTTCTTTTGCATCTGGATTTAAGTCAGTTGCTTTATATACAACTGCTGAATTTGTATTTCCGTCACCGTTTAGAATTACATCAATAACAGCACCTACTTCATCATAAGCAGCTTGAACTGTTACTAATTCCATTTGTTTTCTAAACATATCTATTGTTGTTCTTCTTAAAACTTCATAAGTAGCTTTTACACCAATTCCATATTTATAAATCTTGATAGATGTTTCTCCAAGTTTTAACTCTGCAACTGGAATATTAGCTCCTTCTGCAATTCTTCTCATTTTTAATGATTGTTTATTTTTCTTTCCTGCTGCTGTATTAGATAAATCTAAAACAACTTGTTTAGCAGAATCTCCTGTTATTACTCTTGTACTAGCAACTAAGTCATTGATTATTGATGGCATAGCTGTTAATTGTCTTAATTGTCTTATGATAAATTCTGGGAACAACATTCTGTTTTCATCTGTTGTAAAGAATTTCATCATTGAAGAACTTTGAATACCAAATTGCATATCATCTTTTACAATGATTCCTTTTGATAATAAAGCTATATCAAAAGCATCTAGTTCTCCATTAAATTTACTTACAATATTTGAATATTTGTTATTCAAATATGTTGAAAGTGATACACCTTCTACTGCTGCTGCTTCAATATCAGCTGCTTGAACATTGATTTTTTCATCATCATTTAAAGCTAAAAATTTGTTCATATTTATTTCCTCCTATTATAATATTATTGATGCAAGTTTATTTGTTGCATCTGCTGCTTTTGCTATTGTAGTTGGTCTTCCACCTGCTGTTATTGCACTTGAAGCTACTGCATCAGCTAAAACTTTAAGTTTTCCTGTTTTATCTACTACTAATTGTTTTCTTCCTGCTGTTATTGCTTCTGCTGTTGGAACTTCATCTACTCCACCAGCGATTTGAACTGAAGCATATCCGTCCATTTCATAAGCCATTATAACTCCTAGTAATGCATCTGCACCTGTTGGAGTTTCAGCACCAAATCCTACTTTTCCATCTGTTCCTAATTTAACAGCTAAATTTAGACCATTGATGTCTACATTTCCTGTTTGTGCATTTAAGTGATTAGCTTTTAAATAAGCTTGTGTTGTTGCATCTACTTCAAATGTTGCTGCAACATAACCAATTTTGTTAAAATCTACGATTTTGTTCATAGTTTTTTTCCTCCTCATTAATAATTTGATGTTTTAAATTGTTTTAATTCTACTCTCATTTTTACTTCTTCTTCATTTGAAAAGTCTTGTTTTGAAACTTTTTCCTTTTCAAATTTTGCACTTGCTTGTTCTTCCCAAGCTTTACCCATTTCCTCTATGTCTTTAGTACTCATGTTAGAGAAAGTTTTTTCAAAAATCTCTTTGCTGAACGCATTTCCCATTGAATGAACTCCACTTTCTAATGCATTAGCAATTACAGATTTTCTATTTTCTAATCCTTCTTTTGCTAAAGAAACTAATTCTTCAACACTATCAGCAATATTGCCAAACATTCCAAGTACTTCTGCTTCATTATACAATGTTTCTTCATTTCCTTCAGTTTCTTGCTCTACTGTTGTTGTTTCATTATTTAATTCTTGCCCATCTACATTTGGAGTTTCTGGTTCATTTGCTTGTGTGTTTTCTGGAGTTGTTTCTGGAGTATTCTCTGGAACATTCTCTGGTTCGTTATTTAGATTTTCTCCTTCTAATTCTTCGTTGCCATTCATGTCTTCATTTCCTCCTTTCTCCTGTGATTTTTTGTATAATAAATTTATGTTACCATTTGCAGAGTAACCAAAAATAACATCTTTTTCAGATAGCTTTTCTTTTCCTATTAATGCTTTAAATTTTCCATTTTGCATTTCTACTTCGCCATCAACAGAAGATTGAATTATTGCATTTGGATAAGCTCCATCAAAAACTATACTGTTTTCCATAAGTACATTATTTCCTTCATGCAATTCATTTGGAGGACAAGCCTCAATAATACATTCTTTTACTTCATTTGTTTCTTCATTAACTATATATTTTTTACCTGGAATATGTTCACACTTTCTCCAGTCATAAATAGAATTTCCACAAATAGAACATTTATATGAATCTCTTGTTGTTCCCCAACCAACTGATGTATCTGCCAAAATTCCAGTTTCAATTAATTTTATAATATCATTTTTACTATAACCATCTACTTTACTGTCATCTCTTAAAATATATTGAGTTGTATATAAAGTAGTAGTTTCTCCACTTTGTGATGGTCCATCTATTCTAGCATCAAATACTTTTCCTATTGGAATACTTTGTACTCCTAATTGTGACCAGTTATGATTTAACATTAATGAAACTCCCTTTTGAGCATCTTGTTTCATTATTTCTAATAGTTGAGGTGTTAATCTCATATATCTATTAGGAACCACCTTATCTCCGACAGCTAATGTTTCAAAAACGAAAAAGTCTTCTTTTTTGTATTTATCAGTTTTTATGTGTTTTTGCATTTTTTCCCATTGCTCGTCTGTTGGTATAAATTTAGACATTCTCTTCACCTATTCCTTTCCTTTTTTTACTTTAGCTTCAGTTTTCTTCAAAGATTCTTGCTTTTCTTGCTTTTCTTGTTTTGGTTCTTCTACCTTCTCAACTTTTTCTGCTTTTTCTTCTTTTTCTTTGAAAAACTGTTCTTTCTCTTTTATAAGCGTTTCAGCTTCTCTTTCATTCCAAGGAATAATTTTTCCACCTATATCTAAACTAGATTTAACAATATAAGGCATTTTTTTCCCTCCTTTGGTATTATATTTTTTCTATTATATTTTTTATTAAAAAAATTAATTACTTTGTGTTTTCTTTTCTCCTGTTGCTTTATCATTACCAACTGCACCTTGTGCTGCTTCATCTTGACTAATCCAGCCTTGGTCTTCTGCTGTCTTATAATGTTCATCTTTAGTTTTTTGTGCTTCCCATTTTTGTTTTTCACTTTGATATTCTAAAGGATTATGAGTCAACTTTAATGTTCCTTGATAGCCATTTAGTTGTAACCATATAGCTCCAATATCTTCTATCAACCTTTTACTTTTTTGTTGAAAACTTTGAACCATATCAGTTATTATTTTCATTTGGACTGTTCCCCAGCTTTCAGTTGTACCACTGTTCCTATTCATCAAGAAACCTAATGTTTTACAACCATTTAACATTTGAACATCTATCGTATCAAACCAAGCTCTTGTATCAATTGAACTTCCTGCTGAAGAATTAGAACTTCTTTCAACTTTTATATCATCAGTTACTACAATGTCTTGTGTCGGTTCTCTACCTACTGCCACGGTTCTTGCCATTTCAACCGCATCTGCAATTGCTCTCTTTACTTCTTTTCTGTCATTTCTTTGTGATTGTGGTAGTGAATTAACTACTCTCTCTTTATCTATACTAAAAATATTATAAGGATAACCTTGTCTTCTTAAAACTGCTGAACTATCTTTAATTGTTTGTAATTTATAGTCTACTGCTCCAACAGCTGATTCTAATAAATATGGTCCAGTAGGAGTTGTTATGTCTGGATTTACTACAACCCAAAATACATTACCCTTAGTTAAATCAACTTTTGTTCCTTGTTGGTCTTGATATGGAATCCATTGGTCTACTCCATCTCTGTTCTCCAACTTAAATTCTAATGTTCTAGGGTCAATTATATAAATTCCACTAAAAGTATGTGCTGCTTTTTTACTTACGACTACTTCTACCATCATTATATTATATAATAAACCCACTTTATGCAAGTTATCTATTATTCCATCTAATCCATCTTCCCCAAGTCTATTCCAAAATCTACATTCATAATTAAATAAATTTTCTGCTTCTGGTATTCTAACACCATTTAAATCTCTTATTTCAATATTAACACCTTGCATACATAATCTTTGAAATGCCCAAACTGCTTGTGAAACATCTGGGTCTTTTGCTACTATTGTTTCTATTTGTTCGCCTATATTAGATTTACTTCGTAAATCTGTTAATAAAGCACTTGCTTGTTGCTCTTGGGTTACAGTATCTCCTTGTTGATAACCAGCATAAGACAATTTATTTCCAGTCTTAACTTCTATTACTTCTGTTGTAACCTTAGATTTAGAGCTTTTGTTTTTGGCAAACTTGCCAAAAAAATTTTTAATATAATTTGCCAAAATCTCTCACCTCTATTATTATTATACTAGATTTAAAATAAAAAGTAAACAATTTTTCTATTATAATTTTTCTATTATATTTTTTTAATAAAAACCGCCTTTTAAATTATTAGCTGCACTATACTTATTATTTATTAAAAATAAACTATTACTATCATAAAAATTAATTACATCATCTACATTTGATGAAGTCACATCTGCTACCGAAAAATAGGAAGCAGACACGAAATCGTCGTGTTCTCCTGCTGTCATATTTCCATAGGTCATTGTTTTACCTTTTTCAGAAATATCATATCCATAATCTTCAAATTGCCTTACAGCCACTTCTGCTAAATCATCTACATTGTGTATTCTAAATTTTCCTGATTTAACTAAAGTTGTTAAATTTTCAACTAATTTTTCTTTATTTTTTCCTTGCTCTGGATATGCTATATATGGAATACCTGCCAATTTAAACAAATCTTCCAAAGCTTCTCCTAAACCAGTTTTACCATATCGAACAATTGCATTGTTCCATTTTTGAGATAACTGTTTTAACCATACATTGATTTGCTCTGTATAATTTACATTTTGTAATCTTAATAGTTCAACAGCATCTCCAGTTTGCTCACAATATACTACTGCACAAGCTCCATCTATTTGCTTCGCAGGGTCATAACCAATACTGTAAGTATAATAAGGATTTGGAGTTCTTAATTGTCTTTTATATTCTTTTAATCCCTCTTTATCTAAATTAGGTTTATCCACTACTGCTTCATCTCTAAAATTAGGAAATTGCGAACCAGCATCATCTGATGGAATACCCAATATATCTTCTCTGTATTGTCTGTCTGAACGAGAAAGCATCAAATCTTGTTCGTATGTTCTTTCATTTGCTAAAAATGGGTCATCTCCACGCTCTACCCATTTAGATATTCTTTTATCAAATACTTTATATCTTCTGTCTGCAAAAGTAGGATTATCCCATCTTGAAATATACCAAGTTTCCCAGTCAGGTCTTTGTTTACTTCCACCTTCAATTCCCCATCTACAAACTTCATTGAAAAATGTTCTACCTCTAGGAGAACTGTTTATTAACATTAAACCACCTGTTCCGTTTGGTCCTCTACCTGGTGAATCCAAACGGTCTGTCAAGTTACCAATAACTATATCGAATTGTTTTATACGAGCTGCTTCTGTTATATAACATATATCCAAGCCAACAGAAACTAAGCTATCAGGGTCATCTGCTGAACGAAATTCTATAAGTCCACCATTTATAGTATCAATAGTATGATTCTCTTTGTCATAATTAACAACTAATTCTCTAGGAAAATCATGTAAAAAGTTTCTTTCTATTTGTGATAGTAACTTATATGTAGGACCAATAACCCAACCATGAACTCTTGGAACTAATGAATAACTTCTGTCCTCATTAAGCATTTCAACAAATTTCATATCAAATTCTTTATCAAACGAATAATCTTTTCCTGAACGAGCTGCACCTGATACTACTTTAAATCTAGCTTTAGAAGCGTGGAACTTCTTTTGCCAAGGATAAGGATTATATTTAATCGAAACATTAGTTATTTTATCTCCACTATTGTTTTTATCTTTTTTAGTTCTACATTTAGTACAATACTTAAATTTATTAAATATTTTTTCTCCTGTTTTAGGGTTTATTCTATAACCTTGTTCAAATGTTGCTCCACATTCTTGACATCTACCTAAATTCTTTTTTACCTCTTTCAACAAAGAAGATTCACCATAAATCATTGAATCATCATCAAACATCTACTTCAGCTCCTAACTGAAAATCTTCTCCATTATCATTAGTAAATTTAAGTGCTATCTTAGCTGTCTTTCCAGATTTTCCTGCTTTCATTTTATTTTGCATTGCCTCTCTTGCATCAAGCATTAATTTAGCTGTTAGTCCAACTTCTTTGTATGCCTTTGCAATATCGCCTTCTTCAAATTTTCTTTGTAAATATTTTTCCAATGTTGCTAAATTTTTAGGGTCCATCATCATGTCAAATAACCTACTTGAAACATCTCCTGTTTTACCTATAAGTTCAAGACTTTTTATTTCTTCACTTATCAATTTATTTCTTTTAGCAGCATTTAAGACTTTTTGCATTTGTTTTACATCACCATACACATTAAGGTTTTGTTCTAATATTGCTCTTTCTTCCTCTGGCATCATAAAATCAATGGAAGTTACCTCTCCATTATAAACTACCGCATCATTTATTTGCTCATCTGTTGCTTCCACTTTTTGTGTTTGTGGTGTCATCATAACTTGCATTAAAGCTAAATCCTCTGGTCTAGCATTTGTTTCTAAATTATTACTTTTGCTGCCACGATTACTTTGATTTATTCTTTCAAAACTTTCAGGAGTAGCCACTAAAATCACCTTCTTCTATTATGTTTTTTCTATTATTGTTTAAAATTTTAAATAATCCAATAACATTTCATTATTGGATTACTAAGTCTACATATACAAACCTTTTCTTTTAGGTTTTTCTTCACCTTGAAATTGTTCATTAGTATTTTCTGGTTCTGCACCTTTTACTTTTTCTGCTTTTTCTTTTAATTTTAATAAAGCATTATAATCTTTTTCAAAATCAGCTTCATTATCATAAAATCTTTTCTTTAAATTTATTTCGCTCTCTCCAAATTCAAAGCAAAGTTTATCATAAGGGCTTTTTCTTAAAATTTTTAATTCTCCCTCTCTTACATTTTTGTTGTTTACAGAACTACAAACATAAATAATTTCTGACATTTTACAATTCCCCCTTCTTATAATTTTTATTATATTTTTTATGCAATATCTCATTATCAACAAAATCTTCAGTATTATAAAATTGTGGTCTTTTCATCATATATTCTACAATTGCAAATTTTATTCTCTGCTCCAAAGATAAATGTTTACCTTCATAATAGTCCATTCTCGCACTTCCAGATAAAAATAAGTTCCAAATATTACAATCTCTGAAAATGTTTTTTGCAAATTCAAAATCTTCATCAGGTCTTATTTCAAAATAAAGAGGATTAACATATTCCCAATGTTCTAACCTCTTTATATCTGGCTCATAATCATATATGTTTAAATCTGGTAACAGTCCAGTATTTTTATACATATCGTATATGTATGCAGACATTGCTAAAACATTTCTTCCTTGCAACACATACCATTTGCAATAAGGTATAAATTTTTTCAATTCTGGAAAATTTTCTCTTATTTTATCAACATTTTGTTCATTCAACCATCTACTTAGATGTGACAAATTTGCACTACTAAAATTATGATTTATTGCAATTTCAAGTAAAGTATAAAGATTATCAAAATAATTCATTATTTTAACTCTCCTTTATTTTCTTATAAATTGCCTTGACTAATTCTTGTTCTTCTGCTTTTGTTAATTCACGGTCAATATTAAATAGCTTTTTAAAAAAATTTTTAATACACTCTCTCATACTCGTACCTCTAAATAAATTTTATCATATCGAATTTTAAAAGTCAATTTACTTAAACTTTTCAAGATTCCTCTCTACCAAATAATCATCAGAAATAAATAATGCTACTGCTTTTAAAGCTAACTCCAACATCTCATCTTTATTGTGGCACATATCAATTTTTTGTACTAGAGAATCATTATGAATAATATTATTATAATATTTATTATAAACCTCTGTATCTCTATCATATTCTGCTTTATATTGTTCATAAGATTTTCTAATACAATTTTTCTCAATTTCTGCATCTCTCTTGCCTATATCTCCACATTTGTATTTTTCATATAAATTTTTTAATCTTTCATAAGCATATTTTTCTACAAGAGAACAATACGATTCTAATTTTTCATGCTTGTAAGCTTTTTGTGCGATTTCATCAAAGTTCATAATTACTCCTTAAAATGGTAAAATATCATCATCTTCATCAGAAAGGTCCTTTTTCAAATCCAAGACAATACACTTGGTACATACATTATTTATTTTAATTGTCTTTGTATTTCTACCTCTTTCATTGTTCAAATATCCTTTTCTTTTCCACGAATTAATTACTTCTTTGTCGTCATATCCCATATCTTGCAATGTATCTCTTAACACCGAACTTATAATTGCTACTTTACCATAATCCAATTCTCTACCATAAATTTCAACTTTTAAATCCTGATTACTAATTTCTCCATTATCATCACTACTTAGAAAATGCCTTTTCTCCGAAATAAACCAATCTCTAATATTCTCATAAGCTCTTTCTTCAATTGCAACTTCTTCTCTCTTAACAACCTTATCCTCAAAATCAGCTAATGTTAAATAAAAATTATCTTTAAATAAAATATCTACAATAAGTTTATCAGCTGTCATTAATATTGCTAATAATATTTTTTGTTTATTCGTTATATCTATTTTATCTACTTCTTCTAGTTTTTTCTTGTAAATAGCTTTGCAATCAAAATCATCTAATCTTTCTAATATTGCTCTTATAGGTGTTCCATAATTTTCTTTTACAAAATCAGCTACTTCAGATAAATTTTCATAAGAGTAATCCGTCATTTCATAAGACAAACATCTGTTATAAGCTCCTGCATTGCTGTTACTTTTTATTATATCTTTTTCTCCATTAGTTATTACAACATTGTTCCAAGAATTTTCTCTGCTTAGTCCTCCATTTTTAGTACTCCTTGTTTTTCCCTTACCTTCACTAATCAAAAACAATATCTTGTCATAATCTTTTGCATCTTTTTGATGTTGCATTTCGTTAATAAATAACGGAATATTATTATAAGCATTTAATCTATATTCAAGTCCAGCACTCGTACAATTAAAGTTTATGCCTATTCCTTTATTATCTGTTTGAGAGGGGTTGCCAAAAATTGATTGTCCTGTCATACATACAACTGTTTTTCCGTATTCACTTTGCCCCCAAACATGTATTGTGAAACCACTTTGTTTTAATCTCTTTAAAAGAATTGAAGCGACTCCAGCTGCCATAATAATTCTTGAAATATTATTATATTTTCTTCTTTCTAGAAAAAAGTCTACCCAATCTTCTAACTTTCCACTTTCTCCAAATTTTTCTTCAAGATAAGGCATATCTTTAGTATTATCAAACTCAAATTCTTTTGAATATGGTACTAATACTTCTTCAAACCAACCTAGCCTTGATATTGATGTTTTTACTGGAATTTTATTAATATTTATATTTTCCATCTCTGATAAGTATTTAACTAAATACTTTGCATTTTCAGAAGTTACTGATATACCAAAATCAGCTAATTTTATAATTGATTGACTACTAGAAATTAAAGACTTCTCAACAATTATTGTTTTCCATCTGTCTGCAACATAATATGCAAGTTTAATTTTTATTGTTCCATCTTCCAAATTTTCGTATTTTTCAACTGGTATTATAGGGTGATAACAAACTAAAACTTCTGTATCTTCTCCTGGTTTTAATTCATAAATATATCCTTCAGCAGTCATTCTGTACTTATTGGCATTGTAAGTAATTTGATTTAGTTCTGGAAAAACTAATATGTTAGGATTATATGAATATTTTTCTTTAACAGATTCTTTATAAAGTTTGTATGCTTTATCAAAACCTGTAATTCTTTTCTTATCACAAAAATCTTTCAATTTATTATAAAATTTATAAAATGATTCAAGGTCTTGAACTTCATACTTATATAATTTTTCAAAAGTATTAACAGAAAAAATAATTTCTCTACTAAGTTCTTCTTCTTGTTCTGCATCAATATCTTTTTTCTCCTGTAATTCTTTTATAATTTCCAATGTTTTTTCTTTCCCATATTTCTTTAAAACATCAGAAATATCCCCCTTCTCTGGTAATTCTTTTACTATATCAACTAACTTTAATATCTTTATATCTTTTGCTATTCCATCTAATGCTTTTTTTATATCTTCTGCATATTTATATCCAGATTTATCATTATCAGGAATTATAAAAACCTGTTTGTTTTTTAAAGATTCACAATATTCTTTCGCTCTTTTATTAAAGCTAGATGCTCCACTTACTGTTGTAGTTGCCACTAAGCCTATACTGTTTAATTTATCTGCATCTTTTTCACCTTCTACAAAATAAACAATATCTGATTCAATAACTTTGGGTAAATTATACAAAACATATCTTACATCAGTCATCTTAAAAACCCAGTTACCATTATTATATTTAGCTTGTATAAAGTTTTTAGGTTCATATCTCATAACTTTATACAGTGGTTTCTTATTTTCATCTGTATAGATATATTCTGCAACCACATGTGGTTTCTCTTGCACATTATTAAACAAATCTTTTTCAGTCAATCCTACTGCTGCTAAAATATTTTTTGTATCGCAACCGTGCATGACAATGCATTAATATTTTATTATCTTCTTCAGTTATTGTAAGTGATGCCTTATCATCTTTATGACTACTGCATTTACACTGGTATTGATTATTGCCTATTTTTTTAGCATCTTTAAATCTAGTTATTATTTCATCTATATGCATTAAAAAACACCTCTCTTTCTTAGTGATGTTTCAAATACATTTATAGGTCCGTTCTAATTCTATAAAATTTAACATGCCTATTTTCCTCTTTTCTCTAGTTTATTTAATCTTCAATATATCTACAAATAAATTCTGCTAGTACTTCTTGCATAGACTTGTTATTACGAATACACTTAATGTTGAATTTTTGCTTTATTTCTGGCTCCATTCTCACTATTACTTGCTTTACTTCATTGTTATTCTTATAAAGATTTTCTTTCATTCGTTCTCACCCCTCATTTTTATGCTATCATTATAACAATAGTGCAAAAGATAGTCAATAGGTTTTTAAAATTTTATTATTTTTTTTTAGGTTTCCATTTTAAAGTGGGAATTTAGCCTTTTTGTTTCCACTTTCGGAAACCGAGCAAACCTTACAGTTTCAATGATTACCTCAAAAAGTTCCCACATTCCCACTTTTTTTTTACAAATAATAATATATATATAATAAAAAAAAACACACAATCACAAAACACATAAATATCAATATTTTTATTTATTTTTTTGTGTGTTTTTTTTATTTTTATATAATGTTATATTTTTTTAGTGGGAATAATGGGAACAGTGGGAATATACCCATTATTCCCTATATATATATATTATATGATATATGTTATAATATATATATATAAGGGGTTTCGTGGTTTTTTATTTAAGTTTCCACTTTTTAAAATTAGTTCCCACTCGTACCCACTTTTGATGTTTTGTTTCCACTAAAACAAGTTTTAAAAATGTTTTTTTATAAAAGTGTTGACTTTTATCCTGTATTAATATATAATGAAAATGCAATTATTAACAATGTAATATCTCCAATTGATATTTATTTTTTATTTTCTTTCATTACTCCTAAAAATGAATAGAAAAGCAAAATAGTTAGTATTTTCATACTAACTATTTTTTATTGCTCTTGATTTTTAATTCTTAATTCTAGTTTTGTTAATGTTTTAGCAGCTAAATGAGGAGCCATATAAGATATAAATTCTTCACATAACCAATAAGGTGTAGTTCTACATCTAGCTACTACTGCTGGATTAACAGCCCATACCATAAAGTCTTGATATTTTATTCGCTTTATACAGTGTTTACACAATTCTCTCCAACATTTATCGAATTTATTTTTACCATATTTAAACCTTACTCTTTCTGCAATTTCATCTTTATCGTATGGTTTGTAAATTATTGTGCTAAATTTACTTTTTCTTTTAACTCTATAAACCAATAAATTTTCTTCATTCATAATTTCTGCTATCATCATTAGTAATATCCAAGATGCTTCACTAAGATTGTCTGGTAGTGAATCAAAAAAATATCTAATACAACTTTCTCGCCTTCTATATTGATAACCTTTATTAGTAAATCCATCATAACCAATCCAGCCTTTTTCATCTATGATTTCTCCAGTTTCTTCATCTATTGAAACTTTTCTGTTTATGATTTTTCCCATTTATTTTGCCTCATTTCTCTCTTTTACTTTGATATACACAATATTAGTTTTTAAAACTAAAACTATTTCTTTTTTCCCTCCAATGTAATTAAATTCAAAACTCATTGAATTGTTTGAAAAATTTTTTTTAAGTTTTTTATATTCTTTTTCGTCCATTGTTCCTTTCAATATTGTTTCATCTATTAATTTTATTTCAAAATTATACATAATTATCAATCTCCTTTTTATGTTTGCATTTTTCGCATCTAAATTTCTTTTCAAATAAATTTCCTTTACTCAAAAAACATTGATGTAAAGAACAGTAATATACTGCTTTATTTCTATTTCCTAATTTTCCATATAGAAACAAAACCCTTTTATGTTTCATTTGCATCATTCCTTATTTTTTTTTGTATTTTATCTAAATGTTCGCCTACTGTTGATTTAAAGTCCGAACAACCTTCTTTGTTTCCAATATTACAAGTAAATTTTAAACAAGGAAAATAAGCACAGTTTTTACAATTTATAAAATTATTATAGTTCATTTATTCTCCTTTTTTCACATTCTAATTCATCAAATTCGCAAAACCAATATAATAATTCAGGATTAAAGTTATAATGGTCAATGCTTCTTTCACAGATATTTTTAAATTTGCATTTTTTATTAGTGCAATATGTTGTATCAGTATTAGCTTCTCTTTCTTTCATATTTGCCTCCAAATTAATTTTATATAATTTAATATACAGTTTTATGCCTAAAACATTTAAAACGATTCTAGGCATAAAATTTTAACAATTTAGCCTATTATAATTCTAATTCTTCGTCTATAATTTTTTGATAATATCTATTAACTTTTGCACGATTATATTTTCTTTTTGTTTCAACAGTATCTTTTTCTAAAGGTATTTCAATGCAGTCAGACATGTCAAACTTTAATCGTTGTGCATCTAATATTGTTGCTCCTTGCATTATTGCTACATTCATAGACCTTTTATAATCTTGAAATGCTTGATTCATTATTCGTTGTGCTTCAGGAGGCTGTTTGTTAAACCATTGATGATTTTCGTGAGAAAGCAACGCTCCATTTTCTATGGTAGCTCTACCTCCGTTTCGCTTTTCTCTTATGTGATGATAAGTGAGTTGCTTTAATCTTATCAAATCTTTTTTCTTTCCTGTGTATCTTTTAGGTTCTCTGTCTGGTCTTAAATGTAATTTTTCGATAAAACATTCAGGTCCATAAATTTCTATCAACTTTTCTTTTGCTTTTTTGTTAGAATTGCCCATTTATTTATCTCCTAACTTATAATATTTCTAGTTATATTATATCAAAAATCATTATTTAGTATCAAGTTGCAATTCTTTTTCAGCGTAGCACTCTCTATACCCTTTCTCTAGCATTACAACATAAAATGTTGGTAAAATATCAACTATTTCTCCTCGTCTAATTCTGCTTTCGTCATATTCCTTTTCACCAATTCTTCTTTTCCTTTCAATTATAACTTTATCACCTATTTTCATAATATTTTCTCCTCACATTTTATAAATTTTTCCTTCTAAATCTTTCCATTTCCATTGGCTTTTTTCTATTTTTTCTATGGTATAATTTGTTATATTATTAATATTTATCCCAAAAAATTCATTAACATTGGTTGTTACTGTAACAATCCCATTGTAATCTTTAATATTTTTTTGTCTTGAAATAATTTAATCAAATCTAAAACATTTTTTTCATTAGGAAAATCAATTTTAAGTTTGTTTCCATTTACAAAATAAATAACAAGTTTATACATATTAACCTCCTAGAATAGACAGAAATATAATGAAAAATATTACTGCAATACAAGTTGTAATAACAATTCTTATGAATTTATCTCTTTTTTCTTTGCTCTCTTTGTTCTTTCTCATTCTTTAGTTCCTCCTCAATTAATTTTTTCCAATTAGCAATCATTGGTATGAAATCATTACATCTGTAAACACTTTTAAAGTCTTCAGATTCTAATTTTAGGCAACCTTCACAATATTTACAGATGCCTGGCATTGAATCTGTATTTTCTAAACTAATAGCCATAATTTATCTCCTATATGTTTGTAAAATAACAACATTATCTGTAAGAAAAAAATCATTGTATATAATTCTTATTCCTTGATAACTTTCAATTCTATTTTCTTTACTGAAAAAATTATCATTTGCATAGATAATCCAGTTTTCTACTTCTCTAACATTTTCTTTTATAAAATTATTAAAATCTGTATCTTCAGACAATGTTTTTTCAATCATTCTACTTGTTTTTCCTGGCTTGTTTTTTATTACTTTTATCATTGTTTTCACCTCCATTTTCACAATATTTATCAATTTCTTCTGCTGCTTTATTAAATTCTTTTCCTTGCCAACTCCAATCAGGTTCATCATTCAATAAATTAATTATTTGTATTGCTAAAAATTCTCTTCCATAATTAAATTCATCTACATTTCTGTGAGAATCTTTTCTTACCCTTTTACAAAAAGCTCTAAATCCTCTGCAATGAGAATCAATTGTATTTAAAGTTTGAAGAATTATATATAAACTCATTATATCTTTAGAGTATAAAACAGCTGACATTTTTTTATTGTTAGTTTCTATATTTTCTTTAAGTAAATCAATAATTTCTGTTAAATTTTTAACGGATTCTTTAAATTTCATTATAAACCCTCCTCAATTTTATTTTGTTATATTATCTAAATGTAATGGTTCTCTGCTCCAATCTTCTTCGCTTATTCTACACAATAAAATTTCAGCATCTCCGCCTCCACTATTAAATATTCGTTCACCTTCTACTTGTAAATAGTCAAATAATTCTTCAGAAGTGTGAAAAATTTTCCTATAAATTTCACTTGAATTATATTTTTTTTCAAATAAATAATGTCTTTTCATACGATTCTTTTCCTTTTTTCAATACTTTTTTTAAAACATCTACTTTAGCATCACAAGCTAATCCTGCATCATGTAAATCTTTATCAGTTCTATTTGTTTCTAAAAATTTTTCATAAAATTCATCACTTAATTTTTGGTATTTTTTTATAAAATCTTCTATGATTTGAACTGGAATAGTTTCACATTTTGTTTGAGTTTGTTTTGCTTCATCTGTTACTATTTCTAATGTATTCCAACTATCGTGAGTATTTATTACTCGTGGATTTATACTTTCTAATACTGCAACACTTCCACTTTCCCATTGATGTAATACTATTCCTATTCTCCCATCTCTTTTATTTTTTACTGGTATTCCTACTATTTGTCTTTCTTCTTTTAGTTTTTCATTTTCTTTTTGTAGGCTTTTTATTAAATTTACAACAAATAAACATAAGGTATCAGGAATTGTAGTAACTCCTTTTTCAGTATTTGTTTGTATCCAATATTGAAATGCTTCATATTTTCTTTTTTCTTCCTCTGTCATATTTTTCTCCCTTCTAGTAGTTCTTGTAATTTCTCTAATTTTATATATTTTTGTGCATCAATACATGTTGCTTCGTCTGGAAATTCTGCATCTCCTTCAAATATTATTATATATTCTCCATTGTTTAATATTTCTTCTATTTTGTCTTTTACATTTTGAATTGGGATTGTAGTATTTGTTTGTTGATTTTGAAAAATATTTATTATATCTTTTCTTCTTTTTTCTAAATACGATTCTCTTTCTCTTAAATATTTATTGTCATTTTCCAACTCTTCATTTTCTTTTTGTAGTTTTTTTATAAATTCTTGCAATATTATCATTTCTCTATCGTGATATATCTGTTTTGCTATTTTGTCATATAAATTTTCTGTATTTATTGTGTTTTCTATTTCTTGATTACTTATTATAGGAATGTTTATTTTTATTCCATTATCTACTTCTTTCTTGTTTATACTATTTTCTTTCACTTTTTCCCTCCTCGTAAATCTTTTCTGCTTTATTATAATCAATCATAGTTAATACTGAACACATAGTTTCATAAGACATTTCATTGATTTCTTTATCTGTTTTACCTAATTTAATACCTTGTGGCATTACCAAAGAATTTCTTATAACCATAAATAATGCTAATTTATATTTATTTTTCATTTTATTTAATATTTCTTCTCTTTCTTTCACTTAAAACACCTCGATTTCTTCTACTTTTTCTATACTAACAGTTTCACAAACTTTCAAATTAAAGAATGTAAACTCTTCTGTTTTATAATCTATCTTTAAATCCACTTCATACATTGTTTGTTTTAAGCAATCAAATATCCACAAAGGCAATTTGATGTACTTAGGATAATTATGATACTTTGATACATAATCATGTATTCTATTATTAACAATACACTGTAGCTCTAAATATTCAATACTATCTTTAATTATTCTTTTATTTATTTTTCCTTTCACTTAAAATACCTCCTAATATGGTTCATAATAATATTCATATTGTTTATTGCACTTTTCACAAGTACATATAATATTTTCTGCGACTGGTATATTGTATTCTACATTTGTATTTCCACATTCTTTACAAATCCAGCTTAAATCAAAGTGTACATCTGGCTCTACTTCTGCATATTCATCATCAATTTCTTCTATTTCATCATTTTCATTCATCTAAATTACCTCCTAAAACATTTCCATAGCTTTAAACATATCTATAGCTTTTTGTTTATTCTTTTGTTTTTCTTGTTTTTCTAATAATTCTTCTCTGTATTCTTTTCTAGTCTTTATCAATTCAATTAAACAGTCTAATGTTTTTATTTTCATTCTATCTTCTGTATCATTGTAATTTCCACCCAAAGCCATTATTAAAACAGAAGCACTATTGCTATAATTTATTTTATCTTTCAAACCATCTTTGGCTATTTCTAATAATTCAAAATCTTCATCAGATATATTATTTACGAAAATATCAACCAAGGGTAATAATGATTGTAACCTATCTGCTAATATCTGTACTTTTTCTTTTAAATCTTTTTCTGTTTTCACTATGTATCACTCCTCTCAAAATCATAAATTCTATCTCTTTGCATACTTCTTAACATTGAAGACAATATTACCTCTTTATCTGCTTTAAGTTCTTGTTTTGCTGCTGTTTTTATGCAATATAATTCTTTCAATCCATCTACTGGTTCCGTCCAATAGCTTGTTTTCTTGATTCCCCAATTGTCTATTTCTTCTTTTTCTTTTCGTTCCAGCCTATCTATTGCTACTAAAACTCCTATTTCTGGTGGTATTTCATCTTTTACTTCTTGATATAGTTTATATGGCATTACGAAGTAATTTTTATTTCCTATAAATGTTAGCTTATTTTTGCTACGAAAGTCTTGTTTTGATTGTTTTATTTCATAACAATAAGTTTCCCTTTGACAGTTATACATTATGCAATCTACTATTTCTTTTCCATACCACCCAATCGTACATTCAAAAACATAAAAGTCATTTCTTTTATTAAAACGATTTGCTAATAATTGTTCTAGTCTTTTTGTAGTTTCTGTTTTCATCAGTTATTTACTCCTCTCCTAAAACCACTTCTGCTCTAATAAATTTTACAGTTGCATAATAACTTGATAAGCTTATCTCTTCTTTAGAACTTTCTAATAGTTTTTCAATTTTTTCTATATTCTCTTTTGTTGGCTCTTTATCTGTAATAAATGATATTTCTACATTTATTCCAACATCACTTATTCCGTAAACCGCAACTTCTCATAAAATTATTATATAATCTATTGCATTGTAATGCTAATAAAAAGTATTTATATTTCATATTTTATTTACTCCTCTCTTAAATCATATTGTTCTATATTTTCTAAAGCTTCCTCAAAATTATATCCTAAACAAGGGTCAAAATAATCTTCATCTTCATCACCACTACAAAAATTCCAACCACCTTCGTACCCACTCATTTCACCACCAGACCTTATAGTTTCATACCACACTTCTACATTTTTATGTCCTAATTTTTCTAGCTCTTTTTTTAATTTTTTAGCTTTAGGTGTATTATTCACTTTTTTATCTGTATATCTTCCCATATCTTATTTACTCCTTCTACGTTTCTTTCCAAATTTTTGTCTTCTTCTTTCTTCTCTATTTCTTGGTTTTGGATTTTCAGCTTCATATAATGCTTGTAATTTTAATCTTTGTTTTTCAGTTAATTTTATATCTGTGTATTCGTATTCCATATATCTTTTTTACTCCTTTACTACTAAATTGGCTTGGATTAAATCGTACAATAAGCATTGTAATGAACCAGCAATTGTTAATGGTTCTAATATTTCTATCTGTATGTATCCGTGATTTGGCGTTGTATAAACTCTATATACTGTTTTGCCATGTATTTCTCTTATATATTCATAGCAATTTCTATATCTTCTTTTGAATCCATATTGTTCTAACTCTTCCAAGTCTTTTTCTGGATTAATTTTTAATTTTTCCATATATCTATTCTCCTCCTAACCTCTATCATGTAAGCTAATATATAAATCATGATATTTAATCATAATACAAAAATACCAACTAAAATCTCCTGTTTCATTTGAACTGCTTTCATTAATTAATACTACAAATTTTGTTCCTCTAGGTAAACATTCAACTAAAGTATATCTTTCAAATTCTCCACTTTTCCCTTTTACATAAATATTATTTTCTTTAAATGCTCTTTTTCCATCTTCTGCTTTTTCAATATTTACATCACGACTATCTATACAACTTTCTATTAAACCTTTAATTGTATTGTTTCTATCCATCTTCTCCTCCTACTTTAATGAAACCACATATTTACTCTATGTTTGTAACAAAATTGTAACATATTTAGCCATAATTCATGCATTGTAGTTTCTTCATCATAAAAAGTTTCTTCTACATCTAAATTCTTCAATTCATTATAGATTTCTTTACATTCTTTAGGTGTAAATTTCCCATCACAATCACTATGCCATAAAAACTTATTCATAGGAGCATTTTCATCTAAAAGAAATTCATTCCATTGCTTTTCGTCTTCTTCTGTAAATTTATAACCATAATGTTTATAAGGTTTTTCATAAATTTCTCCTATTGCTTTATTAAATGCTTTTGCTACTTTTACTCTATAATTTGCAAATTTTATATAACCTCCATGATATGTATTCTCTCGACTTAATCCTTTTATTTGTATATCTAATCCCATTAATTTTCTCCTCCTACTTTATAGCAATTAGCCTCAAACTGTTCATGTGTTAGTATTTCTAATAGTTCTATTTCTCCTTTTTCAATAGCTTGTTTAACTTCTTCTAAAGTATCATTATCAAAAATATGTATTATCATTTCTTCATTTTCTAAACTATTTTGTAATTTGTTTTTAAAACAAACTAAATCTTTTACTTCTATTAGTTCCATTAGTTGTTTGCTGTGGTTTACTATATAATCCATATTAAACCATAATGATTGTTGTTTTAAATATACTGTATTTTCTATCATTCCACACAAGGAATCTACTTTATCGATAATTCCATTTTCAGTTCTCACATACTCTCCAACTTCAATCTCTTTCATATTTCCTCCTCAAACCATACACATTTTTCACATTCTTCAGGACTGCAAACATCAGAGTTTATTAAACATTTCCCATCTACCTTCTTGCTGCTTTCACTTAATATACTCAATATTCTATCTACAAATTCAAAAAAGAACGCTGGTTCAATACTTTTAATTATCTTTCTATATCTTTTTAATGTTTCATATTCTTTAATCAATTCCTCTAAACTGTATTCGTCCATTTCCTTTTTATTTCTCCTCCCCTAAAACATTTTCTAATGTTTTTATCTTTGCATCAGTTAAGTCCAAAGCATTGCTCATAATCTTTCCTTCTGATTTACTCAATACTTCCTGATAAACAGTATAAAATATTTCCCTTTTCATCTTTTCAAGTTCTAGCTCTCTTTTCAATTCTTCTTCACTTTTCATCATCATCTGTCACCTTCCTTATTTCAGCATATTTATCTATTGGAAATTCTTCATTATAATTTATATCTTCAAAAAGCTCTGGCATACATCTTTTAAAGTATAATAGCAATGGAATCATCAGCTGTTGAACACTAGGGTGTGTCATTTTACTAGCTCTTAAACTTAATATATGCCTCCATTCTCTTATGTTAGCAGTCATAACAACTTCTGCTGCTGTGCTATGAGGTAGTATCATTCTCATTTGGTCAGGTATGCACCCTAGCCTTGTCATTTCATTATATGTTTTTTCTATTATATTCATTGTATTAAACCATTGTGCGTATTCAGTTGTACCTTTTTCTATATTACAAGGTTCAATAAATTTAATTTCATTATCAAATTTATCTTTACCATAATTGCAATACCTCGTGCTTTCTATACTGAAGCTACCAAATCTATGTCTGGTCAAATCTTTATATACTCCTATATCACAGCACATTCTTATTGTTATTTTTTCATGTTCTAATATACTTTCATGTCCTCTATTCAAACAGTTCTTTATCAAGTTTTTATAGCTTTCCTCTGTTGTCAAGTTTTCACTCCTATAACAAGTTCTACAAGCTTTTTCACTATTTTTCATTATGCTTTTTCCATCAATTCTTTCAATTTCAATCCAAGGCTTTATTATCTTCATTGATATTCTTCCTCCTTACATACCTTAACTAATTCTTTTAAAATTTCATCAATTGTTTCAATGTCTACTTTTCCATTTATGCTATACATCCTAATAATTTCTCTTGATGCTTCTAAACTCGCTTTTACTGCTACTCTTTTTACCTCTAAGTCTACTATCTTATTTACTATTTTATCCCTCTCGTCACTCTTGCTTACATTTTCTCTTAGCCACTTTATTATATCGTTTACTTCCATATCCTCACCCCACTTTCTACCGAACACTTATTCTTAAAAACATAAAAATCATATATACTTTTTATTTTTTTAACTATGGTTATCATATATCAACATTCCTTCATTGTCAATACTTTAATTAACTTTTTTTCATTTTCTGTTATATCATTAAAATACTGCTCCAACAAGCATACTAAAAAAAGCTGCACGGCGGTCGCCCTCCTTATATTTTTCCTGCATTTTTCTTCAGTATTTTAATGATGCTTCGCTTCACATTCTAACTGTCACTTTTTTCATTCATTCTTATTCCTTTTTTGCCCCACTTTAGCTGTAAAAAATTCCTGGAAGTGACACTGCCCGATTTTCAAAACACTCCCCCCACTCATTTTTAAAAGCATTAAAACCCTTGACGCTCTAAGATTTTAAAAGATAATAGAAGAAATGTATATTTTTTCTATTATAATTTTTTTGTACCTATCTAGTATTAAAAACTAGTTGATGTCGTAACAATAATGAGATGCTGTTGCTTTGCTAACTATACAATAATAAAAATAAAAAAACTATAAAAAAACTTGGAGAAAAAAACGGCATTTTGCATATAATAGAAGAAAATAAAAAGAAAAACGCTTGAAAGCCTTGCAAGAGTAAGGAAACAAAAGAAAAAAATAAAAAAAATAAAAAAATAAAATAA